CGCGCTTCTTAGCAACTTTTTTATCAGAGTCACCGCAAATTGGACACGCAAAATTTAATTTACGGCCAGTATCGCCATCAATTTTTTGTTTCTCCGGCACATCATGAAACCGCTTACGTAAAAGTGTTTCAATGAATGCTGTTATTTCCTCAATCTTCATTAGTTACGGCTACTGCCTTTACTGGTTTGGGTTTAATTGCGGTTTTATAAGCCTTTTCCAAATCATATCCCATTTTAGAATAGTCTTTGCCTGTTTTAACAGCCTTTTCATATTTTTCAGTTTGTAACCATAACCCGCCATCTGGTGCATTAATTTCAGTCCAGCAATTTTCAGCTAAATAGGCTTCCATAACTTCGTGTGGAATCGCAAATGGATCACTCACTTCAATACCTTTTTTCTTTGCAACTCTATCTCTATATTTAGCAAGTTCGTGTTTTGGAACAATTACGGTAGTTAGGCCATATTTAGAAATAGCTGAAATGTAGGTTGCAAATAATGCTGGCGGTACCTGTAAATCAGGATTACCAATAAATGCTTGACAACTTTCTGGAATTTCACAATATTCTAATGTTTCAGTATTTACTGAATATAATGGGAATGTTTCGTCTGGCGTAAAATCTTTACTACGACTTCTTGACTTAACTACTTCAATTTTTCTGGTTAATTTTGGAGTTAACTCAGTAAATCCAATTGCAACCAATAATTTATTGATTGGCTCAATTATTAATCGAAAGAACTGCTGCTCACGATCCATAGGAACTGCAATTTCTTCAGGATAAGAACCTGGAGCATAGGCAAAAATATCAAAGTTATATGCATTTTGAGCTGCATAATAAAATTTAATTTTTGAACCACTGCGAATTAGTGGATACTTTTGATTATTTGTAGATTTAATTAAGTGGTTATGATATGCAACTGCTCTACCGTAAATTGGCATTCCAGTTTCCAAGACTAATGGAACTAGGCTTTTTAAATAGTCTTCATAAACTCTAACTGAAAAGTTAAATGCAATTTCTTCAACTGGTAAAGCATCGCATTCAGCTTTTAGTGCTGCTAATTTTGGAATAAGATCGCCTTCTAGGTCAATATTATAACCAATATCAAGTAGATAAGAATATAGGGTTTGCAAGTGTTGCCTTGCCCAAATTGGGTATGAGGCTTGAATTGCTTCAAGTCCTTTAATGATTAGCGACTCTTTATCTAAAAGCCTTTCATGTTTATTATCTTTATAAGAAACCTTTAAAATATATTTTTTCTTTGCTAACCAAATTCCAGATCTGGATAAATTTTCAAGTTCAAAGTTTTGGCGATTATCGGTATTAAAATGAACTGCGTATTTTTCAAAGGCTTGTTCAAAATAATTTTTAAGTCGGTTGCGGTTAATTGCCAAACAAAATTCAAGAGATTGAGTATCGGTTAATTCAAAATCTTCAATTGAGCGTATTGCATAGTCAAAGCATACATAGACTGAATCAGTATCAGTGTATACGGCTGCTTCTTTCTCAATTTTATTAATTGTTTTTCCAGAAATACCTAATTGCTCATGAAGTTCTGTATCAAGATGCCATTTTTGTTGAAAATAATGGTTAATTGCCTTGATTGAAAATTTAATTAGATCTTGGCCCTGTAAAGTAATAGACTGAGCTATTTCGTTATTATGGAAATAGAAGTACTTATTACCAAATGCACCATAAAATGAGTTAATCAAGATCTTGATTGCATTTTGTTTTAAATCAAGGGACTTTATTTGCTGTTCTAATTGTTTTGACATATTGTGTTATACTTGACTTTGCATATTTTGGTTTAATATACTAATAAATAACTTAAAAGTTAAGGACTGGTGAAAGAAATCACTAAAGACGAACGTTTGATTAATCAAACTTATCCATTTTTGGTAAATTTCCCATTTAGGGATGAATTTACTATGGAAATTGCAAATTCTCCGGTTCTTGCAGCAATGTTTGATGATGAATTTGAATCAGCCAGACCCACTAAATCACCAACCGTAATTGATTTTATTCATAGTGCTAGCCCAATAAAATCAAAAATTTCAATATTTAAAGAAGACTTACTTTGGATAGATGAAGTTGCTAGCTCTGTTAAAAAACTTGATAAAATATCAAAACAAATAGATCGTGGACTAAAGTCAAAGGATCTATTGGTAAAACGCAATATTTCAATTGAAACTGATGAATGGTTGACTGGTGTAGCTGACCCAAAAAATGCGCTAAGTAGAGAAGTTTTTAATGAAGTACTTGGAAGCCTTGTATCAAATCAGCCAATCACAAAGGTTACTGAACTTGTAAATACTATAAATAAGCTATATTTAAAAAAGGGAATAATTAAACTATCCCAAACTGAGGCAGACTTGATATTCACGTTTATTCATTTTAGATTAATTTATGCAAAGCTTATTTTAGGAATTGTTATCTCATCAAAAATATCAATATAACAAATGGAGCAGCTGAATCAATTTATTGAATATCTTTACACGGTTGAAGAAAATTCATCCTCCTTAAACCAAGAGCAAGTAAAAAAACTTCAAATGATTCAGTCAAAGGTTACTGAGATTGTAAATAAAGTTGAGATCATTGCATCTAATACAGTTAATCAATTACAGCCAGTCTATCAACCTCAATTAGAATTACAGTTAGCTGAAAATTCAGTATTTAGATTTGGTGAATTTATTGAAATTAATGAGAAAATTGTACAACGAGGTAAAAACTGGGTTGTTATGAATAAAAAAGGTACTAAAGTTTTAGGTACTCATCCAACCAGAGAAAAAGCAGTTAAGCAGTTACAAGCAATTGAAATAAGCAAAGCTGGTCGCTAATGAAATTACAAAGATTCCAACAGTTTATTAATGAGGCCAAGCACTGGTCAGAGGAGCCGTTTTTATATGGTCGGTATGCAGAGGTGTTTACTGATTTTGGTTTTGAAGCAGATATTCCTGACTTGATTTATGCAGTTGAACAAAAATGGACTGACTTAAAAAATAACTATTGGTGGAATCGAGAGAATAGGCAATGGCGCAAAGATCATTTTGCACTTGATGTAAAGGTACACGCTTGGCCAGATTCAGATACAGTTAGGGAAATACTTGGCGAACCGGATATGCCAGAAGAGGCAATTGATGATGAATGGTGGGTTTGGATGAATGACACACGTGAAGGATTTGTTGACGACCTGTTTAGCCTCTATCCATGGATTGCTGATATTGATTGGGGAGGTAAAAGCGGCGGCTGGTTATTATTAGCACCACCATTTGATGATGAATCTACCCGAAATGATATTGAAGAGCGATGTGACGAATATAATAGTGAAAAGCAAGACCTAAAGGACAATGGAGATTTTGAAGAATTAGTAAATCAGTCAAATGAGCTAGACTATCAAGAATTAAAAGATCTAGGATTAGCCGATGAGCTTAATGAACTTACTTTATTAAAAGCAACAATTGAAGGATTTAAAAACAATTTAACTGAAACTATTGAACAATTAACACAATGGGAAGCTGATATGGAAGCAATACAAGCTAGAGTTAGTAAATTTGAAGATAACGCTCAAGAATATTTTCATGCATGGTTAAGAAGTAAAGAAGATTAAAAATATACGGACTTAGGACCGTAATAGCCTCGGCTATTTGAACCTCTCGATATCGCTATCCGAGAGGTTCTTCGTTTTTATCGACCTATAAATTTAGTAAGATCAAATCTGTGTTTGCTTACAATAAATTTCTCTTTAAGATAAATTGTTTCTCTAGCTTTTCCGTGTTTTACAATATAACCATCAAGGTCATCAATTAAATCGTATACGGTAACTTCATGTTTTCCAGCAAGTTTACGCATACCTCGACCAATTGCTTGTCTAATTGTAACTTCTGATTTATAGCTCTCAGCAAAAATAATTTGATTGACACGCTTTAGGTCAATACCTGTAGCAAAAGTACCATAACTTGCAACAATAACTGCACCAACTTCTCGTTCCATTGCCTCTTTATAATCAGCGCGGTCCCCGCCGTCAACTCCACCGTCTATATAATATGCATGTTCATTCCACTCTTTTATCTTATCGCAAATTCTTTGGCCGTATTGATCCTTTACATTAATGAATAGGATTAAGGTATTACCTCCAAGTTTTTGGACAAATGAAGAAATAAACTCAATTCGGGGTTCATATGAAATAATAAATGCTCGTTCTGCATCAAATAATTCCTTACCAGCTTTGCCGGACTCTCTAAGTGCTTTGTATTCTCTAACAAATGGTTCAGTTATTGGATAGTCTAAACTAACCATTTTAATATAGACGTTAGGCGAGTGCTCTTGATCAATTAGGAAGCTTGACTTAAGCGTCATGCTTAATGGGCCTAAAAATTCTTGAATCTTAAAAAAATCAGAATATTGTTCTTCAATTTTAATTGTACCAGAGAGCCCAAGTTTATATTCAACATTAGTTGATGCCAATAAAATATCTCTAATTGAAGCACCTCTTGATGTATGGCACTCATCTATACAAATAACTGAAAATCTTTTAAAAAATTCAGGCTCTTTATTTTTTAAACTTTGATATGTAGAAATAACTAGATCGGCTTCTTCAAACTTCTCTTCAGAATACTTGTTTTGACCGCCAACCGATAGCACGGAATAATTCATTAAGCCAGTATGATAATCCTTTTCAAATTTCTCGGCAGTTTGGCCGACTAATGAAATATTGGGAACTACAATTAGGGCTTTTTTATCTTTAGTGATAATACCTTTGCGTTTTAAGAAAGAAAGGTAAATGTATAGGATTAGGGTTTTACCAGCAGAGGTTGCAAGTTCTTGAGAACAGAATTTATATTTTAAGGCTCGATGAGCTGCTTCAAGCTGGTAATCATATGCAGCAATTGATAAACCATCTAATAATACAGATGCAAATTTATCTAATTGGTCTTTTGTAAATGATAGGTTAAGTAGATCCTCTAAGCCGTCAATGTTTATTTCGTAATCGTATTTCTTGCCGAAATTAATAATTTCCTTCCATAAACCAACACCAATCTTAAAATCCTTATCGATAAATTTATCATAACCATCCCATAATTTTCGTTTGTATAGCTTATTAAAATGATAACCTTTTTGTCTCTTCCTAAAATAAAGTTGCAGGTCCTTAAGCTCGCGCTTCATTTCGTGCTTAACTAATTGTAGGTGCTGACGGTCATCAGTTAATTTAAAAGTTAACAAAGTATTTAATAATTTTAATGCCCATCCAATAATTTTTGGACATCTAATCGCGTTTTTATTCCAAACAAAACAGCATCAGTTGTTTTAATTGATTCTGCATAAAATGCAATTTGATTTTCAATCTGTTCTAATTTTTCTTTGATTGTTGCAGTTTTACCATCAACTATTGTATTCTTTTCATTTGTACCATATCGAATTTGATGATTCTTTGAAGCATCAACCCATTCTTCACCTTTCTTTTCTCGATAAGTTTTCTTTAATTGGGTAAAGTGTTCAATTAGGGTATGGTTTTCCTCTAATAATCTTTGGCGCAAACTTAGGAAGGTAACTTGAGCTTCTGGTATCTTTCGGATATTTTCCAGTAACTTGATTCCAATATAGATTTCTCCGGAGAAAGATTCTCTCTTTTCTCTGAATACTTCAGCAATAGTTCTTTTTTGGGGAATTTGTTCTTCCATCTAATTATTTTATCAAAAAGCCTAGTTAAGTTTTAACTAACGAAAGAATAATATACTCCTTCTATTTGATAAAAGTCTGATAAAAAGTCAGTAATTGTGGTACTTGCGTAAATTGTATTGCCAAGTGGATGATTATCGCCATTCTTATAGAATACAGATACTCCTCCATCATATAGGCACACTATTGAATCTAAGTTATAGTGCTTTATCGAACCTTTTGCCATGTTCTTAAATTCATCATGTGTCACTTCAGTATCGTGATTAGTAACAAAAATACTTGGAAAAGCACGTTTCATTCGGTAACCTGAACTTTCAATTGAGTGTATCACTTGTAGAACATAACTTAATTTGCCATAGGAATCAAGGTCAGCTAAGACTTTATTATATTGATCAGGATCTGTAAAGTTGTAAACAACAAACGGTCTTTGGTTTTGCACACAATCTCTAACCAGGTTGTACCTGTTTCCATTGTATTCTCTGGTATGTCGTATTGCTCTGCTCATTATTTAGTATATTAGATAAAACTACTAGGTTATTTATCAGTAAAATATTCCATGGAAAAAGCACAACACATTAATATATTCGATTTTGATGAAACCTTATTTAGGGTTCCCGGTTATACGTGCAGTGAAGCCAAAGGAAAGAGCCCATATGAATGGTTTGACTCGGCTGAATCACTTGACCGAAAGTTTAATATTTGCGGTATTACTAATACTATTGAGCAAGCTAGAGCAGATGGTTTAAATTATTTGATAACTCATAGAGTTAAAGCATGTCAACCTAAAGTTCTAGATCTACTTGCAGAGTATAAGATTAGGTTTGAAAAGACCTATTTTTTAGGAAGAGCAGGCGATAAAGCAGAGATTGCAATTGACTTAATTAGAGAAACTGATGCTGATTCAATTACAATATACGAAGATTCTCTTTGGGAAATTATCAAATATACTTCATGGTTCCTAGATGCTGGGCTTACTATTGATATTAATTTTATTTTTATCGATAAAAGTCGAGTAATTACAATAGATTGGGATACGGCTCGATCCCTAGAAGAATTTTCAATAACTGAAAGATTAAGATTAATATGATATTATTTGTAGAAGGCGCCAGACACTGTGGCAAAACATTTTTAATTAATCAATTTATAGAAAAGTGTAATGATCCACGAATTGAATATTACAAATTCTATTTTGCAGATCACATTAAAACCTTAGATTTGGTAGAGTTAGATAGTGATCCAAGTTTACACTATTTTAGTTTAGGAAATATTATGACCATTATGGAAATGAATCTTAGACCTGAATATAGAGATAAAATTTGGATATTTGACAGAGCAATCATATCTGCCTATACTTGGGCAATCCTAAGAAAAAGATTGACCCGAAATAAAGCTGAGCTTGAATTCTTAAAACTATTGAATACTACTCTATATTCAAATTCCAAAACTTTAGTAGTTAGAGTAGCTGGCCAAACCGGCGATTCAAATCGAGTTAAAGATACTTGGGATGGAGCTCATTCAACAATAGAAGAACAAAGATTAATGGCTCATTTAATTGAGTTAGCAGTGACTGAATTAACTGATTCAGCTAAAAATAACAAACTAAGCATTGTTTTTAATAGTTTTGATGAAGCATCAGTCAACTCATTTAATCAAGAGTGCTATGCATTATTAGGAATAGAGCCTAATAAATAACCAATATGGCAGGATTATCGCACTTACGAGATGTTTATGAAAAACGTGGAAAAGAATTTTTAGAAAATCTTCTTAACAAGACAGTTATCATTAATGAAAAAAATGACGGTGCCTATTTTGGTGCCAAGAGAGATGAAAAACAGAATAACTTTAACTTCTTTAAAAAAGACAGTAAAATTGGTTACATCGACCGAGTTCTTAGTAAGTACTACGAGCCGGGCATTAGACATTTTGAAAGTATTGGGGCTAGTGTAACCTCAATACCTGAAAATTATGTATTTGGAATGGATTATAATCCGGCTAAAGAGTTACCATTAACCCTAAGTCATATTAAAGTACTTGATGAAAATTATCAAACTTCTAAACTTATCCATGATAAAACTGAATTAGATAAATGGGCTGGAGTACTTGGAGTTAACTCACCAGCTATTATATTTCAAGGAAAATTAAATGATGAGCAAAAGGTAAAAATTCAAGAGTTTATATTTACAAACTTGCCAATGCTTGCTGAGAAATTTAAAACTCAATCATTTAGCAAACATATCCTATCGGTATTAAATCCAGTAGTTGATGAAAATGCTCAACCTGAATTAAGCGATAGAGAAATTAGCGAAATTGTATTTAGATTCTTTGATGAAGAGGACCCAACTGGAGATTCTTCTACTTTAGCAAAGATTATTGATCCAGTATTTTACGATAATGCAAAGAACCTACCTCAGGAAAAGGTTCAAAAGAAAAGCGATGACTATGTTTGGATTATTGTTACTGACTTAATGAATTTTATTGAGAGCTACCGCATGTCTGATCTTAGAAGTTTTACAATTTCTGGAGAAACAGCAGATGAGAGATTTATTTCATTAATTAATCACCTTTTTATTGAGTTTATTAAAGATTATGGAGATAAATTTAATGATTTAGAAATTCAAATACCCCAGTTTTTAACTAGACCTGAATTTGATATTAATCCAGAACTAATCAATGATCCAAATGTAATTGATATACTTGGTAAGAATCCGAACTACAAAGAAATTTACAGAATATTCATTAATATTTTTAGAAAAAAGAAAATCAAAGTTAATTCAACTCTATTTACTGATGCAATGAAAGCTAATTTAATTGATCAAATTGACAAACTTTCAAAAGTTGCAATGGGCGATCAATTATTTGAAAATTATTTTCCATCATTTAGTGAATTTGTTGGAGATGGTAAGACTCCTGGATATTTTGAAACATATGATGTTGCTGAAAATGAAGAACGTAAAGTAAAAAAGGTTAACCTATTAATATCGGATTTTCAACCAATACACAAAGGCCATCTTAAAAATGCAAAAATCCTAACTGAAAAGAATGGACTGTCTACCCTATTTGTATGTGTTCACCCTGGCAAATCTGGAAAAATGTTTCCATTTAAAAAAGAAACTTTAAATAATTCATTAGCTAAATTAGCAGCACATGATAAACAAAATATTGCCGGTCATGTAATGGTAAAAGACGGAAATATTGAAACTATCTTAAAAGCAATAAAACCTGGATTTGAACCCTTAAGTATAGCAGCTGAGCCTAGTAGAATAAAAGATCTAGCACTACAATTAGAACTTGCAAAAAAAAGATCTAGAAACCTAAATATTAAACGAGATACTCAATTAATTGAATTACCTATAACTACAGTTGGAGACTTAATCTTAAAGTCAATTAAAGATAGAGATTTTGCAGCATTTAAAGAATCATCGCCAGCTCCAATTCATTCAGAATTTTATAACTTAAATAAAGACTTAATTGAATCATTAAATGAAAGTGCAACTGAACAAATAACTGAAGCAGTTACTGAAATAGTATCAGGTGTAACCTTTTCTACACCAGAACCAATAATCCAAATAGAATCATGAAAAAACTATTTAATTTTTTAGCACTAATTGAATCATATAGAATTAACTGTATGATCCATCACGGCTGGGGTAAATTATAATATACATAATTTATTTTGCATAAAAAAAGCTCCAATAGGAGCTTTTTTTATGTGAGGTAATTTAAAATATTAGGTTAAGGTTGTAAATTCTCCTTTAATAAAGTTAATATGTTGAGCCTTACCATCATGATGAATGATTACATGTGATTGTAGCCATCCACTTGGGCCTACATTATAGTTAACTCTTAATTTAGTTGAAGTCCCGACAGCTAGTGCTCCATCCTTACGGCCTGGCGAATGATAGTGGCCAACTACAATTTTAGTATTTAATTTACGAAATTGAAGTAGAGATCCACGTGAACCATTTGATCCAACGTCTCCGTGTTGAGCAAGTTCCCAGCCTTTTATTACAAGACTATCACTTCTTCCTAACGTTTTAAATGTTGGAAATTTTTGATTAATTAAATATGGTATTACTCCATTTTGGGCAATACCTTTTAATAGTATAGCACTATATTCCATATATTCAAGAGAATTCTTTAAAGTTGAAGATTTTCTCCAATCAGTAGATTTTAACCAGCGATCTAAAAAGTCATCATGATTACTTCGGACAATTGATACATTATAATCTTTAAAATCTTCAAGCCCATTTAACATTGCATCAACTTCTTTTCTTAAAGAGTTTGAACCATCAAGTTCTCTACGATATTGAATAAATGGATCACTTATTTCATGATGATTAATTGAAAGTCCATCAAATACATCATGTAGAATAACATTTTCCGGTTTTAATCTTTTAAATAGCTCTAGAGTTTTGGAAATTATACGTGGATCATGTTGACCATAGTGTAAATCTCCTAAAATGGCAACTGCAATTGAAGTAGCTTGACTAATTTCACTAGATTCAGAATCTTCATTATATTCAACGCTATTATAAAGATCAGTAAAATTGCCATCTTCAGTTGCCGTTACTTGTCTAGCAAAAAAGGTGTTTACGTCCTTTATTTCAATAACTACAAAACCTAAAGTATGATGGAATTCTCCTTTTTTACCTGATTTTGAGTCAGTATAGTTAGAAACGGTACATGCGCCAGTAGTCATCATCATTTTTGGAAGATTTCCTTCCAATACTGGAATTGTTTCTAAATGTACCCTAGGCGACCCAAATACGCATGAATTAATACCGCTCATTCCTTGTAAACCAGTCATTGGATCAACTGATGTTGGCTGAATCTTAATATCTGACATGATCCACATGTGTTTATGAACTTCATGGCGACCTGCATCTAGATAAGTTTCAATTCTTTCAGCCCAAGTTTCGTAATTCTTATCAGAAAATACAGAAGTTGGGTTTTTATATCGACCTGCAATTACATGGATATCTGCATTAATATGCTCTGCATATTTTTCAAGATTGGATACAAATTCTTCATGTACTGGTGTATCATTTTGTGCCCAGGTGATGATAAATCGTTTTTTCTTTTTGTTAAACTTACGTTCTCTGGCTTTAATTAGCTGCGGAGACTCTTGTATTGAACTTTCAGTTATTCCTAATTTAGATAACCACGTTTGTGCGGTTCTTTCAGATTTATTAAGAAACTGACTAAGTTCTTTCATTCGATTATCCCAACTTAAGTCCTTATTCCAATAGATTTCGGACAATGTTGAAATATCGGCTGGTGTTAATTCTTCAAACTTCATTAATACATACAGTTTTATTAATTACTTATATTTAACAATCACATAAAGTTTTAGCCGGATCCTCTGGAAGTTGAGTTAGGTTGGCTAATAAATAACTCTATGGAAAAGACGGCTAAAAATATTGATAACTACAGAAAGGGTAAAGAACCTTTAAAAAATGCAGTTATGCAACATCCAACCGGTAATGATGTATATGATTTTTTACAAAAAAACATTGATCGTGACTTTTGGGTGACGCCTTTTTCAAAATGGCAAAAGACACAAAAATACCATAACAAATAATGTTTGGACTAGACGATTTAACTGACCCTCAAACTGGATCAGAAAATACAATTTCATATTTTATGCTATCTCTTATGCAGATTGCTGACCAAGCTAAAATTATACACTGGCAAACTGGGTATGATGCAGAGCACCGTCACTTTGGAATGTTTTACGAAACTTTCATTGAGCAAATGGATACACTAGTAGAAGCAATTGCTGGTAAATATGGTTCACAAAACCTTAAATTTGGCGAAGCTGCAATTATGGTATATGATTATGACCTATCACGACCTGAATTTTTTAATCTGGTTCAAGAAGCTCTTCGTGGAACATTTTGCGAAATTTTTGAAAAAGACAAAGACTCTGAATTATATAATTTAGTGGATGAAATTTTAGACTTAACAAACAAAACTCAGTATTTACTGCAACAAAAGTAATATGTTTTTAAACGTAAAACGATTATCAATATTTGAGAAGCTACTTCTTGAAACTGACTTGATTCAAATAGGATCAGGCATTAATGACCTAGTTACTAAGATTAAAGATTCTACCAATAATAAAGATCAAGGCTCTGATAAAAAAATTGATATAACGACTCAAATTAATCAATTATTAGATTACCTTTTTAGTCTGGGCGAAGAAGGCCTTAATGATAAATTAAGTGAACCTGAGTTTATGAAAGTATTTGGAGATCCTGCAGTAAAAAAAGCACTGGATCTATATTTTGCCTATTTAGAAACCGAATTAAAAACTTTTCGTGAAGAGTTAACGGCAGCCCTTAATGAACCTGAAATTAATGTTCAACTAGTTGAGAAAATAAGTCAAAAAATGATGACCTTTGCGGCTAGAATTCATGTAGTTGAAAGAATTTATGCAAAGCAATCGGAAGCCGGTCAATCTGAATTTAGTAATGAAATTAGCGAAAAGGTTAAAAAGATTCAAGAGGAATTACTTAACATTTATTCATTAAAAGTTATGGTACCTGCTAAAAAAACGCAAGAATCATATTCAAAATATCAAGCGGCGCAAACTGACGAAGAAAAAACTGAGGCAGCTACTGAAATTTTATCAAATATAGAAGCAGCTGATCAAATGTCAGAAGATATGCCAGCTGAAGTTATTTCAGGAATTGAAACTGCTAATACTGAATATAAGAATAAGATTGAGAAAGATTTAGGTAAAGAAACCCTAGCTAATATATTATCAGGAGTTCATGTAAATAAAAATGTTGCTGCATTAATTCGTAGGATATTTCAATTTCAATATACAATGTGGACAAATGAAGATGATATTAATCGTGAAGCAAATTCTCTTAAGGTTAGTATTAATGGTTTTCCGGATGTATCAGAAGAGGCTAAAGAATATTTACGTAGACTTGTTGAAAATATCCAAGCTGAATTACTTAAAAAAGCAAAAAATAAAGACTTTGATACTAAGCAATATAAAGGAATTCACTATGACTTTAATAAGAAATTACCATTGTATGAAAGAACTGCACTACCTGTTACTGGTAAACAAATAGCAGATGATTCTAAATTAATGAAATTTAGAAAAGCTTCACAAGATCTAATGGGGCTTATTTTTGGTGCTGGCGGTCATCCAGACACTGAAGCACGTAGAGCGTTTGCCGCAACTGGAAAACATTTACACGCAATCTATGCAAAAAGCCTTAACGGTTTAGGCAAGGTTATCGGCAAAGCAATTGGCGGTAGAGAAGGAGAAATGAAAGCCGATGCTTATACCAGAATGTTTATATTAGATACGTCAGTTGTTGATCAACCAAAAACAAAACAAATTAGCGAAGATGGCGGGGTCTCTGCTCCAGGTGTAGCAATTCAAACTCCTGGTTCAATTGGGTCAATGGGACCAATTACGCCTCCTACCACAACCTCACTAGGTTCAGGAGATAATTTTGGACCAAAAATTAATAAAAAGAAAACCAAAAAATCTTCATCCATCCTTGGATTTGCAGATTTTATAAAAGAACAAAATAATCTATAAAAATGAAATTAATTAAAACATTTGAAAATTTTATGCACAATGAAGTAGAGCTCGATTCATTTGAGCCACTAGAAATTTCTCATCAATCTACAGATATTGATCATGAAGCTCATCATGAAGTTGAGAACTATATGTTCTTTGGCAATTTAAAAACAATTCAACGACTGATTGAGATCATGTTGGAAATGGATCCAATGAAGGTTGATCAGTTATTAAAAAATGGTCATAATTGGGCAGAAGATCATGTAACCTCATCAAAGGACGATCTTGAAGAAGTTGCAGATTTCTTAATGGGCGAAATGACTAAACATGAAGTTCAAGAATCTAGTGCAATGACCTATTCATGTAATGAATGTGGTTCAATGTATGAAGATTATGAGATTAACGAAGACCATATGTGTTCATGTGGAGGTAAACTAGAAGAAAATTTAGGATAATTATGAAAAACAATTACATTAAACCTTTTAGTATATTTAATGAGGCATTAGCCGACTCTGCATTAAATAAGTCAAGTTGGTATTATGGAATTGCTGACTGCCATGGATTAGAGTCGTTTGTTAAAGAGCCGAATATGGCTAAGGCAAATGAGTTAGATGATATGTTTGACTTGGGGCTTAGTGACACTGATTCAAAAAACGATCCTGTTAAAAAAAAATATATTGGTAATTTAGCATTAATGAAAAGTCGGTGTGACGTCAATTTACAACGCCATCCGGTTATTTACCGAGTAAAATTAGCAGAAGAAGATGCTGATATGGTAGAAGATTTGCTCAGTATTGGTGACTATATTAATGCGCTTAATGTAGTTAAAGGAAATTCAGAAGAAGTTCAATTATATAAAAGCAGAAATGGTTCTTCAGCTGAAAAATCTTGGAAAATTATTCCAAATCCAGATTTTGATCCAATGCACTAAAAAATAAATATTATGAAAAAAATAAACTCAAACAATAAAGCTCTTAAACTAGGTGACAGAATTAAGATTCACATAAATGCGGAAGAAATGCAAAATGATTTGCTTGAAATGGTAGATGGCCAAGAAGCTGTCATTACTGAAATCTATCAAAACAGTTATGAACCTGATGTTGACCGAATTGAAGTTGAATTGGTTAATCCAGTTGAATTTCACGGACAAAGCCTAGTGGTTGTTCCGGGTTTGTACATGGATAATATTGAAAAAATTAAAAAGCTTGAAGAAAGCAAAAAAACTGGTAAAAGATACCTAAGTAGATTTGTTGGAACTTTTGCAAATTATTAATTATGAAATCTGGTATAAAACTATTTGAAGCATTTCACGGAAAGGATTATTTAGAGCATGAATTTGGCAGATTTGATAGTGATATTGAATTTTATAAAACAGTTATTAGGTATCCAACTGGTACAGATATATCAGATTTAGCTGAATTAGGTTTGGCTGATAATATTGCTGAGATTGAAGATACTAGTTTTGATAAAGTTAGGATTACATATGAACTGAAACCTTATTTTGATAATGCTGGAATTTATGACATTGACCTTATTTTAAGGACTGTTTATATTGTTGGCGAATATACAATCTGGGATGAAGCTAAACAGGAAGAAACTCGATATGATTTTGAAATTGAAGATGCTGGCCCATTTGAAGGTAGAGTTATGGTAAAATGGGGCAGTTTACCATTTTATCCACAAGATATTGTAATTGAGACTCAAGGTTCTAATACTAGTAATAAGGTTCAAACCAAACAGCCATTTGATCCATCAGCCCCAGACTCATCTAATTTTAAATATACAATAAATATAGGCAACTAATACCTAACTTTATTGATATTAAGTAAAAGGAAGGTCTCATACTCTTCCTTTTTTTATTTAGGTCGATAAATAACCTTATAAAAAAATAGTTTAATACTATGTCTGGAATAAATCCAACCCTTGGACTATCATTAGTAACCGCTGAAGCATTTGCTGGAGTTAATTATTTGGAAAAATTAGCAGCTCCACTTGGTAAAGCAGGTTTTGCAGAATTAGCAAAAGGAATAGAGCCTGCGGCTAATGAAACTGGGACGTTACAAACAAATGTAAGCTCAATATTTAATAAGTTTTCAGTATTTCAGTATTCAGCGTTTAATGCAGGTGCTAGCTATAAAACAGAAGGTCACTTTATTGGATTTTCAAGTAATTTAAAATCCAATGCGGAATACGAGGCTGAGGTGGCAAAGGCCTTTACTGAAAAGAAAACTATTCTGGAGAATTTAAAAAAGAATAAAGTTACTACTACCGCTGGGACAAAGATAATAAATGACCAATTAGCTGCGCTTGATAAAAGTAAGACAGGCGCGGCTGGACGAGCTCGTAGTTTTAAATCAAATATTGAAAATACATTATCAAATCCAACTGCACCAGTTTTAATAAAATGGGGAGCAACAAAGTCAGCTGGATCGCCAGTTGGCTTTCAACCATATTCGCTAACTGATTTTATGTTTTGTAAAGATTATGGTAAAATTCCAAATAACCGGTTAATAACATTACGTAGATTTCCATTTCCAGTTGATGATTCATTAAGGTTAGGGCAAGTTGACCGAAAACGTAATGCATTTCCAGTTGCACAAGCGGTTACCTGGTTTGGTAGTGATACTAATAATTCATTAAGTTCTATTGGAGTTTTTAAATGGGATATGACATTTGGAGAACTTTCAGTTAGTGAACAAATTATTACAGGTAATGAAGTAACTCTTACTGATTTACTTGGAATACTAGAAGGCGTTGGAGGAAAGCCTGCTGTTGTTGGAGGAACTGAAATCGCAAATGTTCTAAAAACTGCATATGCAGCAATTAATGGATCAGATGAAGGTATGCAGCAATTTAGTGGGTATGACGCAAAAATACAAAACTATCAAAAGTCCCTATATGATTCAACCTCTGGTCCATATTGGAACCGTATATACGGCCCAGTAAACGTAATTCATAAATCAATGAGACGGGAGAGAGGAATGCAAAATCAAAATTGGAATACTTCATTTAGTATAAATTTTAGATATTCATTTAGGTCATTTAATGGTATGAGCCCAAAAATTGTAGCACTAGACTTAATTTCAAATTTTATTAACTTGACGTATAATGATGCTCAATTTTTAGGTCAACTTGCTCGATATTTTCCAAAAACCGGATTAAAAATGAGCCCAAGCACAACTGAGGCATTTGGTAAAATTTTAACAAGTTGGGGATCAAGCTATACTGGAAATAATGCTGATGCGTTTAGTAAAATTTTAACAAATATGAATAGTGCATTAGAAGCCGCTGGAAGTTCAATTGCAAATGATCCAATAAAGATAATCGGTCAAGGTCTTCAAACTGGCCTAATGGCACCTGATAAATTAGGAAAGGCAATTCCTGATCTTATTTCAATTAAATCAGCACTATCAGATAGGCCGGTTGGAGAATGGCATATTGTTGTAGGTAATCCGCTTAATCCAATTTTTGTAATGGGTGATTTATTATGTACAAATGTTGATATGGTATGGGATGAAGAACTTGGACCGGATGATTTTCCAACCGGCGTTAAGTTTACCGTAACTCTAAAACAGGGAAAACCCAGAGATAAAACTTCAATTGAAAGAATGCTTAATCTTGGAGAAACTAAATTAACATCAGGTATGTTAAGAACGTCCAGCTCATTTGATACATTTGGTGAAGATAATAGTAAATTATGGAATGAAATAGTAGCAACAGCAGAAGGTGGTCAACAAAAATCGCTTGAGGCGTATTATCAAAGTCTTAGCGCTGGTAAAGGTACGGATGGTAATAAAGCGAAAGATAGATTTAATCTATTTAGAAATAGATTTTTAACTGGCTATGGAATATATAATAGCGATGAATTGAAAGACGTAACTACTGGAGCAGTTGGTAAAAAAGACCTTGATGATAGTTTACTATTATTTTACTATCAACGTCAATACGGTAAAAACTAATCAATATAATATGATAGATTTAAAAATATTAGGAAATAAGCTGAATTTTACAAAAACAAATGGTGATATTGTTATTGACCTAACTAGGCGTAGTGTTTCATTTAAAGGCGTATTAGTAAATCAAGGTAAAAGTTTTATAGTTGATGATGGATTACAGATGAGAGGAGACCTACTTTCAAAAATTCTATATCAAACTACTTCATTTATGTGTGTTTTGTTTAAGTATAATGGAATATCCAATCCATTTTCATTAGATATTAATGATTTTATTAAAGCGCCAGACGGTGGAGTATTATCGGCAATGTTAACTGAGCCAAGCACCATTAATGGAAGTAATAATAATTGGGAGACTTCTACCAGAAAAAAGAAAAAGACTTCATTAATTTCTCCAAAAACTAAACAGGATAAAATGCGGCTTGATTATTTACAAAAAAATTCAGGTGTAAATTCAACAATCGCACCTCCTAATATAGCCAAAGACACCTCAGTAAAAGTTGTGAATGGTAAGATTATTTTTGGAGCTGACGTTACCTCGGTGAAAAAGGAGGACTGCCCTGATCCAATTTCTAGGACTAAGCTGCAAGCCGCATTGGTAAAAAATAAAATATTTGGTTAATGGCAGCGGTTAAAGATTTAATTATACAAACACTTGAGCCAAAGATTACTCCACCAAGTATTAGTGTGCCTGATTTTGAAACTGCTGGCTCAGATAATAAGATTAGATCTGCTGAACAGTCTGGTTATGCTCAACAGTTGGGTAAAAAATCTCCATTAATTAGAATTGGAAATTCCACTATTGCTCCAAATAATGTAATATCAATGTCAGTATCAATGAATTCAATTATACCGACCATTCATGTAGCGGTAATTGATCCAATGGGAACACTAACTTCACGAACCTATCCTAGAACTAGTTTATTGATTACTGCATTTGTTGCACAAAGTCATCCAAAATTAAAATCATTTTCTCAATCATTCTTAATTACAAATGTTCATTCAATACCATTGGGCTTTGGAGAAACCAGATATGATTTCTTTGGAGAATTGTATATTCCAAATTTGAATGGTAATTTTATTAAATCATATACTGGCTTAACTTCAGCACAAGCACTAAAAAAAGTAGCAGAAGAATTGGGATTAGGTTTTGCAACAAATGAAGACACAACTGATGATAAAATGACATGGATTAATCCTAACTTAAATTATAAATCATTTATTAAGCAGGTAACAGATCACTCATATAAAAATGAAAAATCTTTTTTTGAATGTTTTATTGACAGATATTATGTACTTAATTTTATTAATGTTGAAAAGCAGTTTAAACAATTTAGTGATGATAAAGAAATATCAGATGGATATCCGGCAGTATCAACCGATTCAATAGATACGTCTAGAGCAGAAAATGGAAATACGATAGAAGCGCCAGATGCAACAATTAAGCTTATTTTAACTAATGGCTCAATTGGCAATAAATATTCTGAAATGAAAATTTTGGAATATTCAATGATTGGCGAAAATGGAGATATTTTAAAAAATAATGGTTTTAGAAAAAGAATTTTGATCTATAAACATGGAGAGGTTGATCCACTTAATACCTGGTTTGTTGAACCGCTATCTGAAGTATCAGCTGATGGAGCAAGTGTATATCAAGTCCCAGAGCTACAAGATTATATAGATAATGATGTTGTTAAATGGATGGGAACCGATTATAATAATACTCATTCAAATTATAAATTTGCAAAATTATTAAATAATCATAATTTAGCTGAAGCAAATAAAAATGCACTATTAGTTAAATTGCCAGGATTTAATCATAATATACTTAGAGGAAGTAGAGTTAAGGTACACATATATTCAACTAGAGCTCAACAAATGAGTCATGATAGAATAAAAAATGAGTTGGCAGAACCAGTAGATTCTCAAAAATCTGAGAATCCAATGGAAAGCACTGCCTCCTCTGAAATATTTGATACGTATTTAAGTGATACTTATTATGTAAAAAGTATAGAGTATAATTATAATATACAGGACCCAGAATATAAATTTACAACAACAATGATTTTAGGTAGAAAAAATTGGTTACCTGAACCAAAGGTAGAAAATAAAGAATAACCATGGCAAAATTAATAAATGGAACAAGAAGATGGAAGCAATTTGTAAAAAGTTCGCTTAATGATGTACAAGACCCAGTATTCCTGACATTTGACTTGGACTTTTTATTAGACATTAATAAACCTGAATTAAGTCACCAACAAACTGCATCAAACGATGGATTATATTTTGATGGATTATTTAAGGCACCACGAACGGAAGTGACTGATGCAAACGAATATAATATAGTAGAATGGGCAGCAATTGACTGGTTGGAAAGATATGGTTCTCCATGGGCAAAACAGAATTGGCAATATTTAGCAGATGCCCAAGTATTGTTAAAACAATTACAAGAGAGTCCATGGTATTTTCAATCTATTATGGGAATAGACCAATTATGGAAAGCGGCAAGTAGAGTTAAAGAAGGGGATAAAAAAGTTGAAATTACGATAAATTGTCTTGATTCAATACAGCAACCATTACTTAAATTTGCAGAATCCTATCGTAGAGCAATTTATGATTTTGATAAATTATGTTATACATTACCTGATAATCTTAGAACATTTGATATGACAATTACCCTATTTGAAATTAGGGATATTAATGATCCTAATGGTAATTTAGAAGATGGGCTTCACCAATTAAAATATAGACTGCAGCGCTGTGAATTTGATTTTTCAGACATACTTAATGGAGTAGGCTCTACTGAAATTAAATCATATATTGAAGAGAAGCCATTTACTACATCATTTAAAATTAGAGCAGCTTGGGTAATGGAAGAATCTGAAGCCTCAACTGAGTCAAATTATCATTCACTAGGTATTTTTTCAGGCCTAGCAAGTTCGCTTGGAAATAAAGCTCAAAATTTACTAGGCAGTATAGCACGACTTCCAGCCCGAATAATTGGAGATCTTACTAATCAATTACAAACTAAACTTGAAACCGCATTAGGCGAAAATGTGTATAATAGAACTACTGAGGTACTTGGAACAAATCAACTGTTTGGTAGAACTTCACCAGTTGGACCAGGTGGCGGAGGAGCTGTTGTTAATGATGATATTTACCCAGGAGTAAATGTGAACCCGAATATAACCAAAATAGCAGAGATTTACCCAGGAGTAAATGTGAACCCTAATATAACCGATATAGCCGATATTTACCCAGGAGTAGATGTGAAGCCTGACGTAACTGATATAGATGATATTTACCCAGGAGTAGATGTGAAGCCGGTTATAACAACTGGTATTGATGTTTACCCAGGAGTAGATGTGAAACCTAACGTAACAACCGGAATTGACGTTTACCCAGGAGTAGATGTGAAACCTAACGTAACAACCGGAATTGACGTTTACCCAGGAGTAGATGTGAAAGACATAATTAAGGATGGCGATTTGGGTGATGTTTATCCATAATTTTGACAATGTGTAAAGTGGAATGCTATTAATATGTAAATTGAAAAGTTAAAAAATGTAAATGATAGGACCAAATCAAGATATAGAAAAAGATCCAACTGGATCAGATAATTTAACTACCAAATTTCTTGGTGAAGTAATTGATGTTACTGACCCATTACGTGAGGGTCGATGTAAAATTAAAGTATTTAGTATTTTTGATACTTTACCAGTTGAGGATATTCCATGGGCAACACAGTCTCAAAAACCTGCATTTTTTGGGCAAGATGCAAAGGCCGGCTCAATTTCAATTCCTAAAAAAGGTGCAATTGTAAATGTCAGATTTAATAATGGCGACCTTTATTCTCCGGAATATGAACAGGTGCAGGAAATTGGAGATGATATTAAAGAAGAACTTAAAAAGAGTACTGACTATGAATATGAAGGAGCTCACTATATCCTATTTGATGGAGATGAACAAATTAAATTTTGGTTTAATAAAGGTAAAGGCTTAACTCTTGAAATGAAAGACTCTTACCTAAACATTGATCAAAATTCTAAAATTGAACTTTACCATAAAGACGGTTTGTCGTCAGTTGAATTAGATGGAAATGTTATTACAGTAATGAGTCAATCTCAAGTAAATGTAGTTTCAAACTCAATTAAAACCAGTGCTCAAAATGTACATATTGATGGTAAAACAACCAGAATTGGATCATCAAATATTGTTGAAAGTGCAGTAATGGGAGATACGTTATATGCTGCACTATATGGGTTAGCTGCAATGGTTGATGCTAAAATGCCTTCAACGCCAGGAGCAGCACAACAATATATACAAAATTTAAGAGATACAATGCTCTCCGAAACTGTAGCAATTGGCCATTAAACTTATTTAGCCTAATTAGTATTAGATAATTAAATTATAATTTACATTTTTTGAAAAATCATTACCAGACACTTGGGGTTTTGGAAACCTCAACTCATGACGATATCCGAAAGGCCTATCGAAAATTGGCAACTAAATATCATCCAGATAAAAATAGTGGAAGTTCTGAAGCAGAAGATAAATTTAAAGAGGTAGCAGCAGCTTATGAAACCTTAGGTAATGAGGATAAGCGTAAGGCATATGACCATTCCAGAAATTTTAAAGGATCGGCTAATGCTGATTTTTTTGGTAATTTTGGATCATTTAGAGATTTTTCATTTGGTGGATCTAGAGTACATGATTTTAAGAATTTAACAATACCTATTGATAAATGGGCAACAATTAAGGAATTAATGGATGGAGCTATATTTGATATACCATATATTGTAAATAAAACAATTAGTGGCTCAACTAAAGCTGAAAATAAACAAGTTAGGGTTAAAATTGACTTGGCAAATGAAAGTTATCCAATTTCATTTGATAATGGAAGATATTTAATTACTTTAAAGATTAGAGGAGGAGGTTCAAGTCAAGAAATTGAAGACTTTGACTATTCTGGTAAAAAAAGAAATACCGTAGTTACTGGTGATTTAATAGTTCGAATAAACATTGATATGTTAGGCCTTGCTATTGATCAAAGTGATATTATTCAAGAGTTTGAGCTAAGTTTACATGATATATTATTTACTGAAGAAGTTATCCTGGAAAGCCCAATGGGCAAAAAATATCGTATTAAATCATTTAATCGAGATAATTTAAGTAATATAACAGTTAAAATACCTAATCAAGGATTGATCTCAGCTTTTGGTAATACAGGAAGCTATGTGTTTAAGATCCTGGTTAAAAAGCCAAATTTTTTAAATATTAGTGAAGAAAACTTACAAATTTTAAAAGACTTGCTGATTGACGTTAATAAATAATGTTAGTACGGCCTACCTAGAGTAATAGGAATGGGCGCGTATAAATAATCAAAAAAGTCTAACTAAGTTGACTACTACTAATATTAAAAGTTTAAACCAACCTGCTATCCCAGAGAATTCAGTGTTTATCATTGAGCATCTAAATGAAGCAGTTACGGTAACTACAGAAAACAATGATGTTATTCTTGAAGGTACGGCGGCAGTTTTCGGAGTAATGAATGAGAACAATCGTATTTACCAAAAACAAGAATATTTACCTCATTTAACTTACTTAAATGAGAAGATCAAACAGCGTAGACTATTTGGTGAACTTGATCATCCGCAAAAATTTGATGTTTCATTAGCTAATGTATCCCATGTAATTTTGGGACTTACATATGATGAACCAAGCAATAGCGTAAAAATTAGACTACAGTTATTAGATACACCATGTGGTAGAATTGCAAAAACTTTAGTTTTAGCAGGTTGTACTACTTCAATTTCTTCAAGAGCTGCAGGTAATGTTAATAAAGACGGAAATGTTACATTAGCAAAAATATTCACATACGATTTGGTTGCAGAACCAGGTTTTGCACAAGCTGCGCTTGGCCAAGTATCTGAAAGTTTGCAAAATAACTATTCTGCAATCTTTGAATCATTAGATTCATTAAGAACTAGCGCAATCACTACCCAATTAACAGATATTTCTGAAAACTTCGGTTTTGAGGATTCTGTGAAGATTTACCGAATAAATAATCAAGAAATATCAACTAAACAAAATAATACACAGCAAATGGCTAATGAGTTTGTAACAAAAGAAGAGATGAATCAGTATTCTGAACTGGTTAAAAAGAAATTTTCTTCTCTACAAGAGAATATCTCTAAAAACAATAAAGGTCTTCAAAAGATCAGTGAAAATGCAACAGAAGGAGAATCTCCAGTTGTTGCTAAAATGGTAGAATACGTTAACTATTTAGCTGGCGAAATGGAGCAATTAGTTGAATACTCTAACTATCTTTCAACAATGTTAAATCAAGGTATTAATTACACTGAGCATGTTGCAGAGAAAGTTAATACAGTAATCGATTATTCTGACTATTTAGCAGGCACAGTAGAAAAGAATATTCAATATTCTAGCTACTTAGGAGAAAAACTTAATGAAAACATTAACTATTCTGAATATATTGCTGAAAACGTAGAAAAAACAGTTGAATATGCTAACTACATTGCAGAAAATGTAGACAGCAGTATTCAATACACAGAATACGTTGGACAAAGTGCAGAAAAAGGAATTCAATTTTCAAATTACTTAGCTGAGAATTTAGATGCATCTATTAAATACTCTAACTATTTAGGACAAAACCTTAATGAAGGTATTAGATATTCAGAATACATTGCTGAATCATTAAATGAAAAAATCACTCCTTCAGCTTTAACTAAAACTCGTTCTTTACTTGGAGAAGTTAAAAAATTAAATGAAGGCGTAGAATTTGAAGTTAATGAAACTTCTTCAGTTGATGACCTAGTTGGAGCAGTTGATGGACTATTAACTCACATTAAATCAAATTCAGCTAAATCTATTTTGGAAAACAAATATCCATTCTTAAAATTGTTAACTGAAGGTCGTAAGCAAGCATTCTATAATTTAGATCAGCCTACTAAATCTGCAATTGTTGAAACAATGCAAGGAGCTATCTACTTTAACGAAGCTGAAGTAGTTAATATTATGGAAGCAGTTCTTAACAAACAAGTTGAAAACACGCCTAATTATATTAAACTTATGCCAGCTGCATACAAGCAATTATTTGAAAGTATGACTGACGGAGAAAGAAATTGGATGGCTTCTCAAGCTAACAACTTCACTTTAAATACTTCATATCAAGTTAAGTCTTTTTGGGATTCTCGCGATTTAAGAGGAGTTAATGAGAGACTTGCAACTGAAACAATTATAAATAATAATTCTATTAACGAAAACCAAGGTAAAGAAGGTTACGTATCGTTAAACCAAATAAACGAAAGTCTACGTGGTTATTCTAATAACTACATGGACGCTCTTAAAAGAAGAGCACAAAATTAAAAAAACATTTTTAAAAAATGGCAACAAAAATTTTCAAAAAATTGAACGACGCTTCAATTAAAGAAACTTGGACCCCAATTTTAGAAGGTTATGGTGCAAACGTTACAACTCGCCCTTGGTTAGTTGACTACGCTCACAATCATGCTATCTTCGATAATGCAGGTTCAATCAATGAATCAAACACTGGCGTAGCTCCAGGTTTATTCTTACAACAACCAGGTTCTATCAGTTCTATTGGTGCAATTAGTTCTCCAACAAGTTCTATGACTCCATTCACAGGTGGTGCTAAAAACGGTTACGGTGCTTCTGTATCTGGTTCTGGTGATAAATTCCCAAGCCTTTTACCAGTTGCTATCCAAGTAGCTGCTAAAACTATTGGTTTTGACCTAGTTGGTGTAGTTCCTATGGATTCTCCAGTAGGTTTCTTACCTTACTTGGATTATGTATACCAAGGTGGTAACGTAGACAAGCAATACGAACCATATTTGATTAAAATCACAGGTTTGTTAGAAAACCCAGCTGGTGGTGCTAAATTCACAGTAGCAACTCTTCCATTTACTGAAGGTTCTAACTATGGTGTTAACGAAAGTAACACTGACTTGATTTTACAATTTGTTGGTAAATCACGTGTTGATGGTTCTCCAATCTTCAAAGTTATCCTATCTCATGATGGTGGTACTCTTGCTGATTACTTTGCAGTTGACGTTGATATTCAACCAGCTAATGCAACTGACGTTTCAGGTACTGCGGTAGCAACTTACCGTATTGCTGATAACAAAGTTGAATTAGTTTCTGCTTTAGAAAACCATATTTCTGGTTTTACTTCAGTATCTGACGCTGATTATGCTACATCTGACTTCAATGGTCCTTTTATGGGAACTACTGGAACTCAAATGGAAGGTATGGCTCGTCAAACTGCAGAAGGTTCTAAATTCCGTCAAATGGGTCTTCGTATGTTCACTAAGTTCATCGAAGCAAAAGGAGATCAAGTTTCTATTTCAGCAACTGTTGAACAAATCCAAGATCTTAACCGAGTTTGGAACTTTGACGTAATCTCTATGTTAGAGAACGTAGCAGTTAACGAATTAGCTCAATCTATTAACAAGAAATTAGTTGATAGAGTTCTTAATTTAGGAGCTACTCACGCAACTGCAGTTAATGCGGTTGAAGGTGCTGGTATTACTACTTTAGACCTAACTGTTGGAACAATGGGATATGAGAATATTTCAACTCTACAACGTCGTGTTGTAACTAAAATTCTTGAAATGGCTAACTTGATTTATCATAGAGGTCGTTTTGGTGCAGGTACATACATCGTTACTAACGGTCGTGTTGCTTCTGCTTTAGCAGATGTAGCTGGTTATACTTTCTCTCCATTCAATAACGATTTACCATCTACTGCTGGTCAATTATACCCTGCTGGTAAAGTACACGGTTTAACAATTTATGTTGATCCTAACTTGAAATTCACCGATAACCGTATTCATATTGGTCGTAAAGGTGCGGATGAAGAACCAGGTGTTAAATTCCTTCCATATATCATGGCAGAGTCTCTTCAAACAATTGCAGAGGGAACTTTCTCTCCAAAAATTGGTATGAAATCTCGTTATGCTATCACTGAAGCTGGATGGCACCCAGAAACTCAATACATTACTTTGAACGTAACAGGTCTAGGTGTATTGACAGGATCTGTAGCACCAGCTGCTTCTTACTAATAATAAGATTTAATAAGCTAATCTCAAAAAGGCTCCTCACAAGGGAGCCTTTTTCTTTTTTAAGGATGGGTCGCTAATAAATAACATTCTAAAGTACTTAAAAAATAATATAAACAAATGAGCAATTCTGTTTTAAACTACTCACAATTTCTTTTAGAAAAGAAAGCAATCAACCAAGAAATGGCAATGTTGCCTAAAGGTAAAGGTTCAAAATCTACTAAATCAGTAGGATCTGAAATGTCTGAACTTCCAAAAGGAAAAGGAAAAGGTATTAGCAAATCAGTAAAACCTGAAATGTCTACTCTTCCTAAAGGAAAAGGTAAAATGATTGGAAAATCAGTAGATACGAAAGTTTCTAAATTACCTACAACTAAAGGTGCTTCACCTAAAAAATCAGTAGACTCTAAAATGTCTAAATTGATAATTAAAGGTAAAGCTATTAGTAAGAAAGTTGAGCCTAACATGGCTAAAATGCCTAAGTAATTAAAAAACCCATTCTGAAATGTCAGATCAAAGAAAACACAAGGTCACGTCCTTTCAGTCGTTTGTTATTCAGGAAAATTCAATAAAGGATTTAGTTGGAAAAACTGATGACGAGCAATTGGACTTAGATGACGCTCGTAGTATTGGAAAAAAGATTTCCAAAATGAAAGGTGAAGATCGTAAGAAATATGTTGGCATTGTTAATTTTATGGGAGCATCTTGTAGAATTTACAATGAGATTTGGGCTAACTATAAACCAGTTGATCCATCAACCAAAAAATCAAACCGTGGAAAAGAATTCCAAGGTGAAAAAGAAGTAGGTTAATAATTGAGTGCACAAGGAGTAATAGCTGAATCGGTTGCAAGTTTTAAAATAACTTGGGATAATCCAGGCAATGGTCAACAACCAAAGTGGGATCAAACTAAACAGTCAATTGAGTTAAATCAAACTGACGTTTATCCTGACTTACAATATGTGTCAGCATTTGCAGCTCCAATCTATACCAAGTATACATCTGGATCACTTTTAAATGACTTAATAGTTGAGATCAATAAAGTTATTGACTCTAAATTAGCTAGTACCTCTGATAAAAAAGAGAAAGTTGATGAATTATCTTTGCCGGCAGGTCAACCTGCAGCTAAGCAGCTAGGAGCAGGTCAACCTAATCCTTTTTTAGATGACCCTGACGAAGAAGAGACAGATACTAAACCTGCACAAGAAAACGAACCTAATAATCAAATAATTCAAGGCAAACCTGAAGATGATTTAGTTAATCCCGAGTCATCTCAAGCAGCTGAGGTTATAGGTAATAAGCCTACACAAGAAAAAGAACCAGAGGTGACGACAAATGATCAGGACCTGGTTATTAATAATACAACAACTACAACGACTACTGCACCACAAAAAGCAGAGTCATCGGCCTATACTGTTACGGTATATGGTGATAAATTAAGATTTTTAGAAGGACAAGAGGGTCGAGGAGCTTATTCTTCAGGTATTAAGTTTTTATATAAGGTTTCAAATAACCTAACTAAACAAGTAGCTGGAGAACAAATTGATAACAGAACAAAGATTTGGGCAGAAGTTGCTCTAGCTGGACTATTATCAAAAGTAGTAAGATTTGAATTTGCGGATTTTGATGAAATTGAATTTAAGTTTGGAGGAAATTTACTAGCTCAGGTATTACCTTCAATTGAATTAAGTTTTACACCAGATCCAAATTCAATTTACTCAAAAGAAAAACCTGAACTTGATATTGCAGATGTTATTAAAGCTACTAATATTACATTAGGAACTAAAACCACTTCTGAAATTATGTCTTTACAGAAACAAATACAGAAAGAAATCGACTCACGTGAACCTGTTGAAAAACAAAAGCAGCCTGGTAAACAAAGTGATTCGGTTGATAATAAATAACTAAAAAAATACGAGATAAAATGGCAGGTCTACCACATTTTAAAAATTCAGCAGCAGGTCCAGGTAAATATGAACCCCTGTACCTTAATCAATTTGAGGTGATTATTACGGCACCACCATTGGTATCAGGTAAAATAGGTTTCAATAACAACTTAATGCTTGAGCACGTAACTAAAGTAACAAGTTTACCAGAATATTCAGGATCAGGATCAGGAGTAGTTACTCAAAACTATAAATTCTCTCAAAGAACTTATGCTCCAGCTAAGCCAGCTCAAACATATCATCAGTTTAATATTGAGTTTGAGGTTAACTTAAATAACAATAATGATATGTATATCTACAATGCTCTTAGAGCATGGGGAGATTTAATATATGATCCATTGACTGGTCGTCAAGGTCTAAAGACTGATTATGCAAATGCAAGTATTCAAGTAACAATGTTTAATAGAGCTGGTGTAATTTATAGAGATTTTGTATTTACCCCAGTATTTCTTGGTCCAACTAAAATGACTGAAACTGTTCTTGACTATACTGCAGATAATTCAATTTATAAGTTAACTGCACAATTTACAGCAGACAAATATACAGACACTCGAATCGGTCAATAAAATAACAGTTATTATAAAATGGACATGTTTAATGTAAAACGCCGAGATAATCCTTCAATGGATAAACATATGGATCTAAAGAAGCCAGGCTTCGGTGGACCAAATTCAAAGGAAGACTTTGATAAATCAAAAAGAAAATCACTTGAAGGATACCAACGAGTAGTTGACAGAAATGCCGATTTCGAAGGTGGAAATTTCAATCATAATTATGATCCAACGTGGAAAGCAGTAACCCGTGATTTAATTTCAAGAACTGCAAAGAAAAAACCATTTAATCCAATGTACGCAAAACAAACAATTGCAACAGTTAATGCTGTTGAAGAAGGTACTATCAAACGCTTTGAACAATTCGTTAATGAAAACGAAGGTTTTAATATGTTCGCTGAAGCCGAAGACGAAACTACTCCAGAAATGGAAGAAACTACTCCAGAAATGGAAGAAGTTGAAGTAGATCAAGAACAAGTAGAAATGCTAATGGCAGATTTCGGAGATGCTCTTGAAGAAATGATTGATGAAATCGCTGAAAAAATGGAACTTGAAAAAGAAGAAGTTTGCGATATTTTATGTGCAGCTATTAAAAAGATGTGCGCTCCTGCTGAAGAAGAGGAAGAAGAAGACAATCAAGACAATCAAGACAACGAAGACCCTTCTACTGAAGAAGACGAAAATTAAGCCCAAATCAATGAAATTGATTAAATTATTTGAACAATGGGTTTCCGAAGAAGGATTAGAACCACTAAAACTTGAAGTACCTGAGGTACCAAAAGAAGCGGTTGAAGATACGTATACTCTTGCGTTATCAACTAATGAATTTGGAGATTTTGAAGTTACTGCAGTTATTGATTCAGAAGTTACAACTGACTCAACTGAGGCGTTTAAAGTAATTAGTTCAAATACTTCAAACATTGAAGTCGGAGCAACGATTATGGTTTCATCAACCGTTGATAAAAATGATGATTCTGATATTGTTATAATAAATGACCAAAATCGCCCAGAAGATTCATTAATTTATTCAGGGAAAATTCAAATTACTAAATTGTAAATTTTAAAAGTATATTAGATTAAGAAAGGGGCTTTATTGCCCCTTTTTTATTGTATCTACCCCAGTTAGGTCCCCAATCTCTAAGTCTGAATCAATTAAGTGTGGAACAAAGTCAATTGTTGAGTATGCGGTATTTAAGAATTTAACAGTATTGTTAATATTACTTGCACTTAGGCCGGCGTTAACATAAATTATTCGATTGTATTTTCTGTTTCTTACGTTAATTGCCTTATCAATTAATTTCTTAATTTCATAATTAATTAAGAATGACTGTATTTTATTAGGAACTAGAATTTCCTGATCAAATTTTTCTTTAATGATTTTATTTACATTTAGTAAATAATCGCATTTTTGCTTTTTAGTAAAAATTTGAATGAATTGTTTTTGATCCTTTACGAAAATTATTTCGAGAGTACGATCTACTGAATCTATCATATTAAATCATGGTCGATTTTTTTAACCTCAATTCCAGCACGACGTAAAAAATCTAAGCCGTTTATATCTCGGTATTCTTCAAGATATACAACTCGTTTAATACCAGCCTGTAGAATTAATTTACTACAGTCAGTGCATGGGGAATATGTAATATATAAGGTTGCACCATCACTACTTTGAGTAGATTTAGCGACTTTTGCTAATGCATTGGATTCGGCATGTAAAACATACCATTTAGTTTTATATTCTTTAAAAGAACCATCTTCATTATTGATAGCCTCTTCACATTCATTTTCAAAGCCAGAAGGGGTTCCATTAAACCCATCTGATATGATTGTGTTATTTTTTACAATTAATGCACCAACCTTTTTTCTAGTTGCATGAGATAACTCTGCCCAAACTTGAGCCATTTTAATGTATGTTATATCTATTTTATGTTGCTTTTGAGACATTTTTAGTTAGATTGAATAGTTTTATCATATATCCATTTAAAAATATCTTCTCCATCTTGGAATAGAATAATATCATTGGACTCTGACGTAATTGAATTAAACAGCGTTTTAAAATCTGCGGTTTGGCTGCCATCTATTTCAATTAAGTTTGATACAATTGGCGGTAAGGTTATTGGTGTAAATGGTTCAGCTAGCATTCTTGAAGCAAGGTCATAGTGTCTATCATAGACATGATATGAATTTGCAACATGAGTATAGGTTCCCAATTCAAGATCTGGATAAAAAGGTTTTAGATGAGATAGTATTTGCATCTGTAATGAACAAAAGAAGGCTACGTCAGTTGCTGTACCCCATATTGCATCATTACTTCTCATAAATACACTCATGTATAACTTATTTTGTCTGATATGTAAGTTTGCATACATTGTACAAACAAAATCTTTATTTGAAGGGTATTGATGTTTTGGTTTATTAAAGTGTAATACGGCTTGTCTAGTATTCTGGTCAGTTGCTAAACTTTGGATTGCCCATTGGTATTGGCTAATTGCATGCTCATTCTTTTCAGTAAATATCAAGTTTCCATATGCTGAGTTAACTGTTCCATCAATATTTTGAATTTCTTCCCAAAACTTTGCCCATTTTGAAATAAAGGCTACGTCACTACGACCTGCATAATACCACAAAAACTCAGCAGCAATATATTTTTGCTGAGAACCCCTAACTGAATTTTCATAAAGACATTGGGTTGGGTCTTCAATAACTAGCGCAACATTTAATAACTCTTTACTAGTAGTGCCTCGTGCATTATTAACAAGTCCATAAGTTAATAAAAACTTAATAGAATCACTATATGCATCAGCAAATGTTAAACCTTTAAATATTATCATATATTTTGTTAATTTTAATCCAACTCACCGTTAGATCTTATTAATATACTACGAAAATGAAAAAGGGTTAACGTGGCCTATATATTAAATGATGGTTAGATCTGAGAAGTGATCAGTATTTTCAACTTGGATTTTAGTATCAAAGTATTCTTCCGGCAATGGGTCATGCGAAATTACAAAGACGGTCATATTATATTTCTTTGAAAAGGTTTTAAGTAGATCAACTACTCTAAATATTGAGTCAACGTCTAACGATGAAAATACTTCATCTAAGAAAAGAAGATTTACTTTATTATGTTTTAGTTTAATTAGTTCAAGAATACATAATAGCACAATTAAATTCATTTTCTTTTGCTCTCCAGAAGATAATGAGTCAGGTGAAACTTGCATACCTAAATGGGTAATGATTGGATTAAATTCTAAATCAAACTCAAATGCAAATTTGAATTCAAGAACCTTGGCTGTTTTTAAAATCTTTTTATTTAATAATGGAATAATTTGACTCATTAGCATACGCTTCATACCATTATCAGATAAGATCATTTCCATTTCTTGAGAAACTTTTAATTTTTCAGTTTGACCAACTAAACTAGTACCAGCAGTACTTAGTTCAGTCTCAATATTTTTTATTACTTCAACTAGGTGTTTATCTGATGTTTGTTTTCCTTGTTGAGATAACTGTTGAATTTCTCGTTTTACCGTAGAGACTTGAGCATCAATTTTATAGAATTTGTCCTTTGCTCTATTTTGGTCTGCTTCTATTAATGAAAAACCTGATTCATTACTCTTAATTATTTGTGAAATATTTGGAATAGTGGACTCTTGTGATTCCTTTAGTTTTAATAATTTGTCCTTTATTTGACTATGGATTTCATCAGTTAAGTCAGATAGACAATGTGGACACTTATTTTTATTGTAAAGATCAAGTTTCTTTTGTATTTCTAAAATATTTGCTCTAATTGTAGTTAATTCATCACGTGATGCTCTAACCATTGTTTGTATTTCTGAAAGCTTTGTTGTAAAACTACCCGCTTCAACTCTGGCTGTCTCTTTTAAATCAACTAATTTTTTTAATTCAAGATTAAGCTCTTCAATTCTAGCTGTATTAGTTGCCTGAATTTCATTTTTTAAATTTTCAAGTTGGTTAATTGATGATTCTAATAATCTTTGGTTACTTGCAATTGAAGATTCAAGTGGGGTAATTTCTCCTTTAACTCTTTTAGTATCTTCTTTAGATATTTTAGACATGTCATTAACTATATCTAGTCCAAAAATTTTATCAATTATTTGGCGCTTATCTGCTGGACTTAATTTAACAAAACTTTTAAAGTCATTTACTGATAAGCTGATTGTATTTGAAAATACATTAAATGGTAATTTAGTTAATTCCTCTTCAATAAAATCATCAACTCTTCTTTTATCTGGTAAATTATATTCAGCACCATCAATTGAAAGCTTTGAGAAATTTGGCTCAAGACCTCTTTCTATATCAATAAGTCTACCATTGCCGGTTGTAAATTTAATTTGAGTATAGGCATTCTTATTAATTCGGTTTGGAATTTCTTTAGTTTTACGAATTGCTGACTTTCCATAAATTGCAACAGTTAATGCATCAGAGATTGATGATTTGCCGCTGCCATTTTTACCCTGAACCAGGATTAATCTAGGATCATCTGTAAATTTAAAAGTCTGTAATTTATTGCCGTATGAGCAGATATTCCTAAAGGAAAATTCGTGTATCTTCATTAATTTAAAAAATAAGTAAGTTCTTGATCTGGATCAATATCTTGTACTGTATAGAATTTATATAGTTTTTTATCAAAATCATAGTCCCAATTAATATTAGGTGAAACTGACCTTCTATAAATTGAACCAAAGCCTAATAGAATTGCATGAGAATTTATGTGCAACATTTTATTTGGATTAATTACATCGTATACAATTGCTTTAAATTGGTCAGTTGTAATAAGCCCGCGATCTAATCTTTCCTGTAAATTAAGTTCTGCAAGTTTTTCGCCAATCTCGCGTTCTTTATTAAGACCGTCTGCGTTGACAAATAGCCGGTTATTTAATTCTTGATCATGCCTATTAAGTAAAATTTGAGTTTTTTGGCTTATTGGAATCCATGCACAAAATTCAATTGTTGAATTTCTATAAATTTGGGTATTACTAAATACCCCAAATTCTTTAGAATTTACAGGTTTTACATATAAACTAGATAGGATATTTGGATTACTCATCGGTTGCTTGTTGTTTTACTAAATTATGAATTTCTATAAATTTTTGGGCTAATTCTGTTTTAAAAGTCTGTGAATAGTCTTTTGTCTTTATATAGCTTTTAAATATATCAATAACATTAAATTGATCTTCTGGATTAAAGTCAGTTGATGTAGACTCATCGGTTACTTGATCTACATATGTAAAAAATTCAACTTTTCTATGAGTTGATTTTGAAATAAGTTCTAAGAATCTAGTTATTGAAAATTTATTAACAAAATTTACGCTAATCATAATATCAACAAATGAATTATTTAATTTTTCAATTACTTTATTTGCTGGCATTTCCAATAATTCAAATATATCAAATTTCTTATATACTGGCGATTGAGTATTCTCAATAAAACTTTCAATTACCTTTTGAGAAGATATGTCTAATTGATAAAAGCCTTTAGTATTATCGCGGTCTCCTCTATCCATTTGATATGGGGTTCCAGTATAGAGAACATTTTTAAATTCTTGACGATGATGAATATGTCCAGCATAAACACGTTTATAGGAAGACAATATGTCTACTTCAATTCCATGTTCAACCTTTGTCCATTTGTTAAAGCTAAGACCTTTAATATCGGCATGACAAACAATATATTCACATAAATCTTTATGGTCAGTTATTATTTGATTTAACCGATTAGTGTCTTCAACCCAAGGTAACATTAAAAAATTATGGGACTCGTTAATTGTAATAATTTCAGGATTTTCAAATACATGAATATTATCAGCAATATGTGAAATTGCTTTTAATGAATGAACGGCATTTCGATCTTTATAATAGACGTCATGGTTTCCTATAATAATATAGATACCTCTTTTAAATTTATCAGAAAGCTTCTTAAAGATTGTTAGAGCTTCATCATGTACTCTAACATTAATGGATTCACGTGAATGAAATATATCTCCTTCTAAAAATAATACATCTTGATCTTCATCAAAATCTTCATCTACTTTATTAATTAAAAAGTCCAATAGAAAATCCTTTTGTATTTGGATCCATTCTATTGAATTATTTTTAATACCTAAATGTAAATCACCAACTAGTGTTATTTTTCGAATATTTGTTAACTTCATTTTAAAATATTTTATAGTTCTTACCCATACTATCCAAAAATCCGTATTTACTATTTAACTCAACTAATAAAAGTTCTTTATTTTCATAAGTTAACATATCAAATATTTTTTTATATTCCATGTTAAGAGTTGAAGAAATTGATTCAAGTACTTGGATTGGGCTAATGAATACTGTTGTATTTGTTCCAGTACTTAACCCATTTAAAATTGTACTAAATATTTGGTTAATTTGTATTTTTGTAAATTTTTGTTTTTCAGGTTCATCACCTAGGATCTCCTGTAACTCAGAGCAGCCTTTAATGAAATTATATATGTCTCTTTGGACAATAGTATAGTCTACATGATTTGAATATCGATCTGGGTCAGACATAGCAAATTCAGCAGATCCACTTTCTAATTTAATAGCTGAACTTGAAGTTGGTGAATTATTGTCGTCTTCATCATTATGTTCATAACCTAAATTATAAGTATTTCCAAAAATCTTATCGTTTCTTTTTAGGTCAGAATAGGCAACTCGACGTCTTTCTAATTCTTCATCGTCATATTCTCCTTCAGCTAATCCTTCTTCTTCAATAATTACGTCATCATCGTCAAATTCTAAAGTATCGTCTTGTTCAACGGTTAAATCATTATCTAAATCTGAAAAATCGTCTGGGTGTTTTCTTGGTGCCATTTGTGTATGTATATTTTTATATCGAATTTAACAGATCATCATAATCAGCAGATGTTCGATGGGTTTGGATTGGTACTGGCATAGCTAGTGCAACATCCATAGGTATTAAATTTTGAGGTAGCGTTGTAGTATTAGTATGAGCAGTTTGATATTGAGTTCTCATTTGATTTTCAAGAGATTGTGTATCATCGTCATCTGAATAAAATTCGCTAGCTGGATCGTATTCCTCTGTTAATTTAGCAAATTCATAACTCATTCTATACATTTTAAAACTTTCAGTATAGCCGCCATCCCTATTTGCAATTAACTTGATCTTCATACGCTTTTCCATAGGTCCACGGATTAATCCAAATAGTGAATCTACTGTATGTACTAGACCAAATGATTCTGCAATATCTGACATGCTTAAGTCTTGATCATCAACTGCATCTCTTTTAATTTGAGTTGCTGTAATAATACACCATTCATTTCGGATTGCAACTGCTCTAAGTTCTTCAGAAATAACCTTAATTTTTTCATAAGTATTACCTTGCTCACGAAGAGGTCGCATTAAGTTAATATAATCAACTACAATTACCGTAAATTTAATTCCAGAATTTTGTTGAACTTTTAAAAAGTAATTTTCTACATCAATTGCTGAGGCAGTTCCAGTAGGAAATTCCTTAACTATTAATTGGCCAAGCTGAGGCATATCTAACTTGAGCTTTTGTATTTTACTAGTAACTTCAGATACTTGATTATTATCTAGCATTGAATCATAGTCCTTAAATGGAATACTTAATATGCTTGAACCAAGTCGCTTCATGTATTTACGATCAGATAATTCAAGAGTTCCGATTCCTACATGACAACCTGCCATAAATGCTCTAGCCGCAATATTTGAAAGAACCATTGATTTACCTACTTTAGGTCTTCCTTGAAAAACAACTAAGGTTTTTGGATTCCAACCGCCGCCTAATGTTTTATCAAAGAATGGAAAGCCGGTTGGATTTCCAATTTTTGAAAGTTGAACGTGATCAATTGAAGTAAAAAAGTTTAGACCAGATTCCGCGCTTGTAAATGAAACATTTAATTTGCTATTAAATTTTTCTCTAACATCATTTGTAATTAATTCAACATTCTCTGGATTAATATCAGTTGTCTTTAAATACGATAACACATCAATTACTGATGCATTTAAGTTTTTATAGAAAATAAAAGCTTTTGTGTATTTAAAAAGAAACTCATAATTATAACTAGATAAGTCAACCTCAAATAGTGCATTAAATTTTTGTTCTGAAATATCTAGATTTGAAAGATTTGCAATTTGGCGTAATTCATTTCTGGTTGGAATTTTAGAATATTCAATAAAGAATTTTTTAGCTTCACGATATAATCTTTGTAGAGTATCATCATTGAAGTAATGAGCTTTAATTAAAGGAATAACTTCTCGTTTGTCTAATGATTCGAAGTTTTTAGGTTTAATGATTATATCATTATCATCTTCGGTTAGAACAAAGTTAAAAATTATTTTTTCGAGAAGCTCAATATTCTCTTTGAAATCTATCATCATATTTTTTAGTTCGAAATTATGTAAAATTTTAAAAATTCAGATTGGTCAATTATTATAAATTCGCCTTTCTTAATTAGAATATTGTCTTCTATTAAGTCTTTCATTAATAGTTTTAATTTTTCTAAAAATTCAGCCGTTAATTTATCTCCAAACACATATTTTAAAGTTTTTGTTGAAAATTTAATATCTTCTGGGTCAAACTCTTTAGACTTGACTTGGGTAACTCTTACAATATACGACACAATATCAAATATAAAGTCTTGCCTAGTTGGATAGCTAGGCAAGACAATATGCGACTCTAGTAAGTATTTAAGCGGAATATTTGGTTGTAATTTAAAGATCATTGTCAGACTCAGTTAAATCTTCTAATTCATCTATTTCCATTTCATCTATTCCATCTTGAGTTTCAGGAAATTTAAACTTGGGTTTAATTGTGGTCTCATCTAGTTGAGTTAGCACTTCATGAGTAAATAATCTATCTGAGAAAAATTCTTTAACTGGAACTGCATCGCCATTGTGTTTGATAATATAGGTTTTACCAAGTTTTTTTGGTAGAAAATAGAAAGTCTCTCCAGCCACTTCAAATTTTGAACATAATTCTGATTCGTCTGGTTTTAGTTTAGAGAATTCCTTTTCAGTTAATTTATTACCTCTACCAACTCCACATGTTTCCCAACTAACATATTGTTCAAGGCCTACGAATTGATTCATACCTTTATGGAATGAAATATGGAATTCAATATCAATTGGTCGAGCTAAACGATTCTTTTTAGTTTTAGAGCGAACAATAATTCCAGTAGTGGTTTTAGCTTCATCTCTAAGAGTTCCTTTACTTAACATCAAGATAATTGATGCAGAGAATTCTGGACCTCCACCGCCTGACATACCCTTTGGAGTATATTGATCCATTGAGGCATATGTGTGGTTTGTAAAAATAAATGGAACTTTATAATTTGAAAGATCCAAAGTTAATGATTTGAATAGTGACCTCATTTCTTTTGCACGAAGTCCCATATCTGCAGCATTTTTACCTGCATCCATATCACGCTGACTTTTATCAGTATCAAGCATTCCTACTGAATCTACAAATAGTGCAATCTTAAGTCCTGGATTCTCCTTGATTGTGTCAATTAGATCGTGGACATAAAATTTAACCTCACTAATAAGACCCATACGTAAATACTTTAATTTACTTAGATCTACTCCAAATTTAACATAGTCACTTGAATCAATTGCACCCTCGGTGTCAATATAAATTACCATGTAATCCATTTTTTGTAATTCACGAACTGCATTTAAACATAGGAAAGTTTTACCTGAGCCAGAGTCTCCAGCAATTCCAATACTTCGAGTATTAGGATAACCTCCAAATAACGAGCCTGACATTTGTGCATTTAGTAAGTAATTTCCAGTTGGAATGTACTCTTCAATATCAGAGAACCCTCTGATTTCAATTTTTGATTTGACTTTTTTCTCGAGCAAGTCGTTAAACTTGGCGAATGCGTCCATTGTTGATTTTGCCATGTGTATAAAATTAATATTTAATATCTTTTACAAAGGATACTAAAATGGGTTTAGTTAAAATATGAAGCTAGTAAAAAAGATCCAGATAGTATTGTTGTATCTGGAAAGTCACCATTAACTACTTGATGAAATCCTATATTAATGATTTTAGAATCATCTTTTGTAAAATTATCTTTAGAAAGATTTCTAGTAAATTCAAATCCGTCTTTTGCTGGTTTTCCCAAATCAATTCCATAACAGTGCATGGTTAGAGTTATTGGTGAATTCATTGCAATATCTCCCAAATAAAATATTTGGTTCTCAGTTAAGCCGAGTTGTTCAATATTTAATCCAGCCTCTTCAACTAGAGCTCTACATACTGAATCATATGGAGTACGGTCTAAATCTGAATTAACTTCGTCTATAATTAAGGTATGAGCAGTTTGGCCATTTGCTTTATTTGGAAACTCAAGAGCATAAATTGACTTAATTGTATCTTCCGCAGTTTTAGTAAATGGTATTAAACAAATATATTCTGAATCAACTGATAAGTATTGAGCTGAGTGTTGATCACGGTTAACTGTTAATAAGTTAAATTTTCCTATCTTGCTAGGAGTTTCATTAGATACTTGATTATGCATTAGCTGTAGATTTTTTAGTAGGTGTTGTACTCAACATTTTCTTCATAGTCCTTTTAATTGAGTCAGCAGTTACGTTATTATTTATATAGTCAGACAATTTTGTTAAAAACTCTTCTTTATTCTTAGAGTTTGAATACATCATCTTTAATAAATTTTTACTAGGTAATTTAATTTTAACAGAAAGAGCTAAATCCGTATCTTCTAGTGAAAACATACCAAATAAATCACCTGGATCAGTAGAAACTTTAAGTTGAGCGGGTTGAGCTGGTGGTGGAGCTATTGTTTTTGGTGCAATAATGTCAGACCTAAATTCGGCTGGAATTTCTTCAGTTACTTTAAAATCTTCATTTAATGAAGGAATATAATTGATTGACTGAATTTCGGCCATTGACATTGGCTGTTGATCTTCAGTGACCATCATTAAGTCAGAAGAAACTCGGTCAGTATCAAGTTGAGTACCGTCTGACAGAACTGCCATAAATCTACCATTTCTAGATGGCATAACGTCCCTAACTTGGACTACTTTTCCTAATTTAGTACGATCAGTAGTTTTGATCCATTGAAAGTCGTTTGATTGGAAGCTGCTTTTTATTGCAACTAGAGTATCAATATCGTAGTTATTCATAATTATGTTTTTTATTTTTTTAAGCCACTTTTTCACTTGACAATTGTTCTTCTAATTTTTTCATTTGATTCTTTGTATCTACTCGACCATTATATAATTTAGTAAGAATTGTTCGAGCAGCTGAATCCATTTTATTTGTGAAGACTGTATCGTTTTTTGTTAATATTTGATCAGGCTGTAGTTCAATACCAGGTTTAATTTTTCCCAAATACGCATCTGGAGAAATATTAAATTGAATCTGAATGTTTGGATACATTGAGGCAAAGTCAAAACATGAAACATACTTGTAATAGCCAGGTTCAGGTTTTGCAACATACGCTCCATCATAAGTTGCATCTTCTTCTAGGTCTCTTCGATCATTTGCCATATAACGGCCTCTATCTAAAAACTCACGACACATTAATGATTCAGTAATGAATACTGCTGAGAATACTTTTGAAACATCAACCTTTGCAAATTTTGAAATTGCAAATGCAACATCAAGTAGTCCAAGTTTATCTTCAATTAGTTTAATAAGAATTGTATCAATAATATTATATTTGATAAAGTTTTCAATATCTTGTTGGGCTTCCATCATAGTTGCATACTCACTATGAAGTTTAGTTGTTCCTAATACTAGGTTAGCAATATAATCTAATTTATAATTTTCAACTACTTTATAGGGTTTAGTATTCATAAATACTTCCATGTAATCTAAAAGACCTAAATGAATTGGCATTTTTGATTTACCGATTAAGGTTTTAGAAGGCATTGTTTTCATTGGATCAATATCCAATTTTTTACAACGATTAATTAGATAAATCCAGTCAAATCCAATAACATTCCAACCGGTTAAGAATGGAATTTTTGGAAGAACTTTATGAAAGAAGGTTTTCATTAACTCTTCTTCAGTTTCAAAGAAAAGATATTTAAGAGTAAACGTTTGACCGTGAGCTTTAAAATATTCATTCACTTCATCTTGCATTTGTAAAATTGGAGACTCTTCCAATTTCTTCATGGTTGACATTACAAAACAAACATTGTCCTCATTAACAAAAGTAATTAAATTAACTGGCATTGCTGCTTTTGCTGGATCAGGAAACTCTTGTGAAGTTAACTGAATCTCAATATCTAAATAATATTTTTTTGGACTGTCATCTGAATAAATTGAGGCAAGCTCAGTTTCATCTAATCTGGTTTGGGTTAATTCCTCAAGTCTAAATTTACTTAACCATTTACCTTGAACTTTTTTTAGGAACTTTCCATCCCAATTTCGGTGTTCAGTTGGAGTTGGAGTTAAGTTCCAATTATAAAGATCATGTGGAAGTATTGGCTTTTTCATAAAGCCGATTGTACCATCCGGTTTATAATAAGAAATAACTAATGTTGAGTCTTCTGTGTGAAATTCTGTGCTTACAATCATATTTGTTCTAATATACCAAAAATTAATGAGTTCCTGTTGAACCAAATCCGCCTTCTCCACGCTCAGTCATCTCAGAATAAAGCTCTTCAAGTGGAACGTCCTCAATTATATCATAAAATACTGGAACAAGTACAAACTGGATTAATTTTTGACCCGGAGTTATGAGTTGGGCCTCGGTTCCAACATTAATCACATGGATATGAATTTCGCCTTGATAATCTTCATCACAGACTTCAGCCCCTTTAATTAATAACTGTTTGGTTGCAACGCCTGACTTGTTAAAGGCAGTTAACATATACCCAGTAGGAATATCGGCTTTAATACCAGTTGGAATTAGGGCAGAGTTCCCAGGAAGTAATGTTAGTTCCAAATAATCGTTTGGAACAAAAAAATCTATACCTGCAGATTTAGAAGTTCCTCTAGTTGGGATCTTAACGTCCCGAATTCTTGAAATTTTCATTAATTATTGGTTTTATATAGTATTACTTGTTCTTTTACCCCCAAAGTAAAAAAAGTTTAACTTTGGATACAATATTGCTGATAAATAACTTTATCAACTCGTAGACCGTTTTTAAATTTATGAATTTGGGACGAATGTGATAAATAAATAACTTCAAAATAATACGCAAAAGCGATGGCAGAAAAATTAAATCTGAACAGATTCAAATCAAGCGGAGTCTATACAGTAGAAATTGATGAGAGCTCTAACCTTTCATTACCTCTTTCAACTGGAAGATTGGTAATTGGCTCAAGTAAAAAAGGACCAATCAATGCAGTAGTACTAGTTAATGACTTACGTACATTATCGGCAGTCTATGGTGATATTGACTCTAAATTAGAAAAAAATGGTAATTATTTTCATAGAACTATTCAGGTAGCACTAAGAAACGGACCAGTTTATGCACTAAATTTATTGCCAATTGCTGATTCGGATGTTGCTTATTTTACAACATTTAATACGGAAGCGGCTTCAAATAACTCAACATGGTCTGCTAGTTCTTATCAAAGCAGCATAGCTGATTTCTATAATACTCAAAAATTATGGTTTGCAGACGTTGATGCGGTTAACAAATATAAAAACTTAGCACTAGGCGATTCATTCCCAGCAACTGGAACAGTTGATAGAGATGCAAACAAATTATTAAGTTTAGTTAATCTATCTAAGAAGAATGTTACCTCATGGGCTAGAATAGCAGATACAACTGGATATGACATTAAAGTTAAAGAATATTATAAATTACTTGGCGATAAGGTTGAAGTTCCTGATTTCTTACACCCTGATGATTATGTTGCTGACTATTTTGTAGAACTATCAGTAGTTGAAGGAGATTGGTCAGATGCTCTTAGATTATCAAAAGACCCAATTTACCAACAATATTTTAATGAAAGCGGTATTATTTTATCAAAAATGAACGATTTTCTATCATTAAAAGAAGTTACAGTAGTTAATCGTACAATTGGAGCAATTATTCCAGAATTTACAGACCTAACTGGAGCACCAGCTTCATTAGACGACTTATTCAATAATAAGTTCTCTCAATCTGGAGTTTATTGTGCTCTTGACTATAAGAAAATTGATATGATTGATTTAGCAAACAATCCAGTATTTGATAGCGGTAGTGCAACTGAATCAATTGAATCACAAAGATTAGATTTAGTAGGTTATGGTTTTGATGAAATAGATTCTAGCGTTTATTCAGTAGATAGCGGTAATCCAGATTTATCAATTGATCCAGTTAAATTAATTGATGTATTAAGTTACAGAAAAACTGCTGGTTACGAATATTATTTTAATATTCCAACAACTTCACCTGATAACTACGATATTTTACCTGGAGCTGCTATTAATCCAGGAGAAATGTATACAGTTAATCCAACTGGAACTAACAATAATTATATTATTGCAACAATAGGTAGTCCACTGTATAATGCATGGGCAAATGGATTTATTAAAACTGGAGATACTTTACTTACAGGATCTACTAGATACTTATCAACTGACGGAGTAGTTAAAACAGTTATGAACGGTTTGGTTAAAGTTAGTTATATTGAGTTTTACGCCTATAGCGATTTGACTTATACTAACCAAGTTGATGCAGCCGCAATAACTAGTGGATCAAACAAATATTTACATATTAAGTCAGTAACGGTTACTGAATTTAACTTTGACTTTGACTTAACTGATACTGATTATTTTATGTCAGGTTTTAGTTATTTTTCGCCTAACCGATTAGTATTTACACTAGCGCCTACTCTTTATGGAAATACCGCAAAGAAAGAAATAGCAAATGGAAATGCGGCATATGATGCAACTAAGAGAAGTAAAATTGAAGCCTTTATTAAAACTGGTCAATATGTTAAAGCTAGTATATTAACTGACTCAGATGGTGACCCAGTTATTCGTGAACGTTTATTAAGGATTAAAACAGTTTATGCAAGAAAAGTAAGTGTTACTTATTTAGGAGATCCTACTAACACTTTAGAATATACAATTACAGTAGACTCTCCATTAGATATAAATGTAACTGGAATCAATCTTACTGATTCAGTGTTAAAGGTATATAAGGGAATTAAAAACTATGTAACTGATCTTAAAGGTTTTTATGTACCAGCAATATCGCTTGATGAAGTTGGTTTATATCCTAATGGAACATCTGCTCGTCAAGATAAGATTCTTGACTATATGTTTGAAAATACTAATATTGCAACAACCATTGCTGATAATGAGACCCTAAACTTCCGATATATTATCGATTCATTTGAAGGTCAAGTTGCACCTGCTTCTAAACAGCAACTTGCACAACTTGCAGCAAATCATGGAAAAGCCTTAGCTATTTGTAATGCTCCATCCTTTGCTCAATATGAAAAATCAATTGACCCAAGTTTTATTGATTTTAATACTAACTTAGTATCAACTGAGTATATTTCAACTGGTGGTAACCTATCATCAAATCCTCAATTTACATTTGGATTTGCAAGTGGAGATAAGAATGGTATTGCAATTGCATCTTATGCTGCATATTTTATGCCTAACTTAGTAATATTTGATAATGGTAGAAGTAAATCTGTTCCACCTGCTGCATATATTGCAAATACATATATGAAAAAATATACAGGTGGAAATACTTTCTCAATTGTTGCAGGTAAACGCGGTATTATTACTGAGCCTGAAGTAACTGGAATAGAATATGATTTAACTAATGACGATAGAGATTATTTAGAACCAGTAGGTTTCAATATGATTGTTAGACGTAGAGGTTTCGGAGTAATGATTTTCTCAAATAACACAGGTTATCAAAGAGTAAGATCTGCACTTAATAATATCCACGTTAGAGAGGCATTAGTAACAATTGAAAGAGATATTGAAAGAATCTTATTGAATTACCTATTTGAATTTAATGACACAACTACTAGACTAAGAGTTAAAACACTAGTTAAAAACTACTTAGAAGCAGTTCAAGATGCTAGAGGTATTGCAACATTTGATGTAATATTTGATGATTCAAATAATGGTTCTGAGGTTCTTGAAAATAACGCTGGTGTAATTGATATTATTGTTGATTTCCCAAGAGGTATTCAAAAGTTCATCAACCGTATTACAATCACAAGAGCTGGAGGTCAATTGGCTTCTGCTTCTACTGGATTTACTCCTTCTTTCTAATTAAAAAGTTTAATACAAATAAAAAGGACCTCAATGAGGTCCTTTTTTGGGCCGACAGGATATGCCAGACATCCACCAATCGGTTTAGAGGTCCGATAACCTTATTTTAAAATAATAACCAAGCCGGCAGGTTAATTTAATCTTTAATTAATTGTTTTTTTGCTTCGCATTTATCAATACGTGAATCAACGTAAGAGTGAAGCTGATCTATTCTTTGACCTGTTTGTTTATGCAAGTCATCGAATAAACGATGTGTATCTTGGAAGTTTTTATCCAATCTATTTTCTGCATGGCGCATGTGATCTTCTATACTTTGTATTTGGTTTTGCTGTTTTAATACCTTCACAATACCCATAACAATAACGGTTAATATAATAACAGCTACTACAGAGAGTACTCCAAAAGTAAACGATAGTGTTTCCATATGTTTATTTTGTTTTTTTAGTTGCCGGCAAGGCTACCATTTAATCTTTAGTTGAGTCATTAGTCCAAGAACTTAGTCTGCGATATCCATAATGTCTTCAAGAACTCTAATTGAGTCAGTTGAGTCATTATGTAAAATACCAGTTCCACCGGCATCAGTCCATTTATTTAGCTTAGTATCAAAGTCATCAATTAAAATGTCAAATTTATCTCTGGCATATTTCCATTTGTCTTGATCTAACACTATTCTGGTTTTACTTGTGAAGTCTTCAGGTTTAGTAACCGGTTCTTCATCAATATGCAGGTGTAATTTAATCCATTTTGCTTTACCAGCTAAACATTCAGCACTTCTGCTTGGAGCAGATAGAATAATTGGATCGTATTGTTTTAAATAGTCCCATAATTCTCTACCATCTGGTGTCCATGGTAAATCTGCCCAAAAATCTTCGCCTAATTTATCTAGGATTGGCCAAATTGAATTTTTGCCGTGCAGCTCCTCATATGCATGCGGAGAAAGTTTTTCAGGATTTTCTGAAATTTCCATAAAGCCTCGGTTAAAGTCTACTAAGACTCCGTCTAGGTCGCAAAAAATTGTATATTTTCCGCCTCTTTTTTCAAAGATGAATTGTTTAAATTTCTTAAGCATTTTCTTTAAGTTCAAATTGAGTATCTTGATCTTTGTTAATTATGGCCAAAAGATCATTTGCCATTACTAAATGGTAACCAATACCGTCCCAGGTTACATCAAGTCCTGAATATCTTTGGTATAGAACTTTATCCCCTGCCTTAACTGGGCATTTTGAATTATTTGCAACAGAATGTCCAACTGAGATTACTTTTCCAGTATTTGGACGCTTGCGTGCATCAACTGATAAAATAATACCAGTTTCAGTTTTTTTCTCTACTGTATCTGGTAAAATTAGAAGCCTTTCAAATAGTGGCATAAAGCCTTTTGTTATATCAACGCTCATTAGTATTTATAATTTTTTTTAAATTTGTAATAATTGAATTTACGACGAGCTGTTAAATCCACATTTGCTTTTATTGCATCTAATACATCAGTTGGAAAAAGCTTTGTACTTAATCTTACTAATGTCTTATTGCGATGGATGTTATTCTCAATCGTCTGCCATTCACCAGGTTCCTTTATCTTTAGAGTATCACATGTTATTTCACGCATTACATCAAGGAACCCAGAATCACCTAAATCGATTAATTCTTTAACGTCAGACCACTCATAGGATTCTCTAACATGCTCTATTATTTTAGATACTTTAGAAGCTGTCATTTTTGGATGAACTCTTGGAATATTATCAGAACTGTCTCCAGCTAAACACTTTGTTAAAATATCTAGGGTTGGATCAATTGTTAAGTGCTGATAGTCTTTTTGAGTTAAGTCATTTATTATATTAATAACAGCTGAGTTATCAATTGACTCAATATCAAAATCAAATAAATTAACTTCTGCAGGAGTTTCATCTTTACCAAAATCAGCAGTTGTATAAATCTTTTTATACTTTGTCATTTGTTTTGGCATAATTAAAATAACTTTGCGTTTATTACTTTCTAATAATTGAGTTAAGTCTTTATCAACTGACCAAATACAAATATCTTCTTTTAGATTTTCGCAAATGTAAGCAATTAGATCATCACCTTCTGCTCCAGGAACACGATTAACCACAACTCCATATTCATCAGAGATTATATTAAGAATCTCAGTCTGGAAGTATTCAAAAAATAGATAAATTTTATCATCGTATTTTCGTTGACCTTTATAATTAAAGTCTCCTTCTCCATGTGTTTCAAAATGTTCCTTAATATATTTTTTTCTCCAACTCTTAGAGTCAAATACAAAAAATACAGATTGGATATTTTCCTTAAATGGAGCAAGGATACTTCCAAAATAATTTGTTGAAAATGATTTAAACGAATCTTTACTACCCTGTTTAAGAATAAAGTTATCGTCGTTTAATAAATCAGCAACGTAATACTTTTCACCAATTCTCTTATCGTTTGCAAGAATGTTTTTAACAATACTTACTGCCACGTTTAAAAAAGCATTTCCGTCTATGATTAGATTCATTTTAATTAGTGGGTTGTTTAGGAACTTGTAGTTTCTTTATTGCTTTTAAAATAAGTTCAGATTCTTCTAGTGTAAATATTCCTTTAGCTTGGCAGTGGTTAGCTGATGCTACTAAAATAAGAACTGCGTGTTCTGGAGTTAAATTTACCAAAAAGTTTTCGTAATCTTCAAGGTTAGTATAACTAATTGAAGAAAGTAGAGTAGCTATTGGAGCGGCCTCAGGTTGATTTGCGTCAACCTGAGGAGCTTCAACTACTGGTGGTGTTTTTGATTTTGCCATTTTGTAGTTTAATTATTTTTTATAAAGATGCAAATAAATCATCTAAGTCATCTGCTTTTGGAGCAGCTGCTTTAGCTGTAGGTTTAACGGCTGGTGCAGACATTTCAAAGTCATCGTCTAAACTAATTGATGAGCTTACATTTTTTACTGCTGGAGCTGGGGTAAATTCAATATCTTCGCCAAGTGGTGCTTGTGTTCTAGCTATTGGAGCAGATAATTTAAAGTGTTTCTTCATTCTTTCATCTTTAGTATTTGCAACTAAATTGTCAATGATTTGTTTGTAAGGAATAATTGCTTTAATATAGTCAGCAACTTTTTCGTATTCAACATCAGTCCAATCCTTTAAGAAATATTGACTCATATCTGGCGAATTCTTTTTAAAGTATTCACTTACAAATTGCATAACCTTAGGTTCAGTAGATACTGGAATTTCTTTACCTTGAGTTGAGATAATTAATGGGCTAACTTCATTCATGAATTTACTAGCACTAAAATCTCTCCATGCTTTAGTCTTACGCTTAATAACCAAAACAAAATCTTTACCAGTAGTAAGTGAAAATGGATTGATTTTTTGAGTAGTAACTAATTCCTGTTCAGGATTAATTTCCTGTTGGATTAAGTTATCAATTGTATATCCGTAAGAATATATTTTAATTTTACCTTCCATTGTAGGAAATTGTGGATCCTTCTTGATATAAACACAAGAATAATAATTGTAATAACGATTAAAATACTTTTGAATCTCTTCAACAATTGAAGGCTCTTCGTTTTTCAATCGCTTTAATTCAAGATCAAGCGTCCAAAGAATTGATGATGCTCCTGTCGTTGATGGACAATCTACATACAACTTTTCGTTGGTTAAAGGGTTTATTAATTTAGCTGCGTATTTTTTATAGCGGCTCTTAGTTGGATCGGTTACCCAAGGGATAAAACGAATAACTGATTTGTAAATACCGTTTTGACCTTGGTCTGGACCGGGATTGTACACGTTGTCGTCGACTTTGCGACCAGCTGATGATGATTTACCTGAGAAATCATCGAGATTAAGATTGAATAGATCTTCCATATTGTTTATAATGTTTAATAATTTAATAGAATTGTACTAAATAAATGTGAAGAGTTTTGAAAAAAAAAGGACGAGTTGTAAAACCCGTCCTTAAATGTGAACTTTTAGTCTAAAAATTAAGCTTTAGTATCAACTTTAGATTCTTGAACGTGAGTTCGGCCTTCTTGACAAAGTGCTTTAATGTCTTGAAGAACTTTACGAGTTCTAGTTCCAGCTGATTTATTTCCTTTTTCGTAGAATTTTCCAGCTTCTGCTTCTAATTGAGAAACTTGTTCCTTTAGCGATGTTAACCATGTAGGTGTTGTCATAATTTCAAATATTTTTTTATCTTATATTTGAGAAATCCACCCGGTTTTAAATATTAGTGATATTTGTTTGAAAATTTAGCTGCTGGGTATACCTTTTTAGCAAAAGCTATCCAAGAAGTCATAACTTTGTCAGCTTCAAGTTGAGAAATTACCTCTGTCTCAATAAATGGCTGTAAATATTCTGTAAACTCCTGATCGAGCGGTACTCGTTTCTTTTTAGCTGATGCATACATACCTGCAACCATTGCTGGAATTTCATCAGATAATAAAAAGTAACGATAATTATTTTGAGCATCAGCTCTTACTGATTTTCTGGTATTAATAATATGCCCACTTTTTTTATTTATGCCTTTTTGCAAAAGGTGTTCAAGTTCATGTCGTATATTATCAATTAATTTATAATTTAATACTGGATAACATTGAGGTTCTGCCTCTGGGCTAATATAAACAACTACTTCAATTTCAGGGTCAACTAACTCAGTTACCTTTGGAATAAATGAATTTGCATCTATTGCAAAACCTTTATTTTCAAAATTAATTACCTCCCAAGGAAGTCCACTAAACTCTTTAGATTTAGCTGGCTCAAATTCTTCAACTCTAACTATTTTAATAGATAGCGTAAATTCAAGTGGATTACTATATTCAAATTCTTTAAATATTTCTTTACCTATCTTAGAACCAGCAGTTTTCTTAACTACACTAAATAAATCTTTAGCAAAAACTGATGCAAGCGAATCGTATTTTGATTCAAATATAAATTGTGAAAACCTTTTTATCATTTTTTAGGTTTAATAAAATTTACTTCTAATTGATTGGTTGATGGTGATAATTTAGCATCAAACTCTATATCAATATCGCCTTTATCAATACCTAATTTTTTAGCAGACATTGAAGATTTTAATTTATCATAAACTTCTTTATCTAAAAATCCTTCACCTCTAAGTGCATCAACAATTTCAGCTTTCTTTGAATCAAATTTATTATCAGTTATCCACTTATCTAAATCAGCCTGTTTAAGTTGGTATTCTTTATATCTTTTAACACCGCCGCCTCCAGTATATTGAGAATGCCATTTTTTATCAGCATCAATTAACACTAGATTAATATCGCCAGTTTGACCGGCGGTTGGAGCTGGTACATTTGGGTCTGGCGGTAATTCAGCAGTTGCAAATGGATCAGTTTGAGTTGTATCGGTTGAAGGTGGAACCGTGGTGTCAGTTGTAACCGTGGTGTCAGTTGTAACTGGAGTTTCAGTTGCTGCCGGTGGCTCAACTGGTGGCGGAGTAGAAACAAGTTCATCTGCTTCTAGTAATAACTTAAATTGGCTAAAGTCTAGGATTTGCATAAATATAGTAATTGTTATGGTTATTTATACAAAAAAAGGGAGACAACTGCCTCCCCTTTCATATTCAATAGTTAATATTGGTTAGCCGCACTTAGAATCACCACAGTTCTTACAAGATAGGCAACCTTCTGTATAAACAAGTGCATCTGAACCACACGATTTACAGGCTTTACCGGAAACGGTTGTTCCATCCTTTACGAATTTTTTAAGCATTCGTTTAACTCCGGCTTTCCAGGTAGTAATTAGGTCACCATCTAGGTTTAAAGAATCTAATAATTCAATAACATATGGTAATGGCATACCGTGTCGTAATACAGCAGAGATAGTTTTTGCCATATCATGATACTTTTCATCAAATGCATGATTTAAGTTAGGGATCTTAATTGTTTCTCCAAGTTTATCAATATAGACAACATCATATGAAGATTTTCCTTCTTTTTTAGTTCTAACAATTTTAACTGATTCAACATAAGTTGGAATTGGAAAATTTTCATGTTGTCCAGTAAATACTTCATATGGTTTTCCATTTAGTAGTCCAATAAGACCGACCCAACGCTCTCCACTATTCATAAAGGTAGTAACTGAACCGTCCAAGGATAGTGGTCTTTTTGGAGCTTGCGAATCGCTAAATAATTCCTGTTTTTTCTTATCGTCTTTTGAAATTAATACGCCAGATCTAGAACCGTCTCGGTAAATGGTACAGCCTTTACAACCTTCTTCCCAAGCAGTCATATAAACTTGATTAACTAATTCTTCAGTAACGTGTTCTGGTAGATTTACAGTAACTGAAATTGAATGGTCAACCCATTGTTGGATTTTTCCTTGCATTCTAACTTTTTCTACCCAATCAACGTCATTTGCCATTGCTTTATAGTATGGGGACTTTTCAGTTAGTAACTGTATGGTGTCATCTGAGAGCTTCTCGATAATGTCTGATTCACCATTTGGAATGTATTTGTATCCTTCAATCTCAATCCATTTTTTAAAGCCGTGATGAAATACGTGATATTCTTCCCAATGATCCCCAACTGAATCAATAAAATCAGATTTGGAATTTTTATCATTTGGATTAATTTTCTTTCTGCGTTTATATGATACCATAAAAGCAGGCTCAATACCTGAAGTAGTTTGAGACATTAATGAAACTGTGCCAGTTGGTGCAATTGTCAATAGTGCAATATTACGTCTACCGTATTTCATAAGATCTGCATATAGAGCAGCATCGTATTCTTTAATTCTTTCTAAGAATGGATGGCCTTCTTCTCGAGCTGCGTCCCATATCTTAAATGCTCCACGCTCTTTTGCTAGGGTATTAGATGAACGAAAAACTTCAAGTGCATAAGTTCTAGCAACTTCAACTGCAAAGTCAGTTGCTTTTTTAGTTCCATAACGTAAGCCTAATGCAGCTAACATATCGCCTTCAGCGGTAATACCTACACCAGTACGGCGACCTTCCATACATTTGGTTCGAATACGGTGCCATAGTTCAAGTTCAGTACGCTTAACATCAGTAGATTCAGGATCACTTTCAATTTTAGAAATAATAGTATCAATTTTTTCAATTTCAAGATCAATAATATCATCCATCATACGTAATGCAATTTGAGCGTGTTCTTTAAATAAGTCAAAATCAAATTTTGCATTTTTAGTAAATGGATTAACTACATATGAGTATAAGTTAATTGCTAATAATCTACATGAATCATCTGGGCATAATGGAATTTCTCCACATGGATTAGTTGAAACTGTTTTATATCCTAAATCCGCATAACGGTCAGCAAATGATTCTCTAATTATTTGATCCCAATAAAGAATTCCAGGTTCTGCTGATTTCCAAGCATTATGAATAACTTTATTCCAAAGAAGTTTTGGATCAATTATTTTAGTTACTCTTGGCGTTTCAGAAAAAATTGGATATTGTTGAGTATATGATTTACCAGCCTTAACTGCTTTCATAAAATCATCGTGCATTTTAAGAGAGATATTTGCACCAGTAACTTTAGTACTATCAAGTTTAGCATCAACAAATGCTTCTGCTTCTGGGTGTCTAACTGAACATGATAACATTAATGCTCCACGACGACCGCCTTGAGCAACTTCGCGAGTTGAGTTTGAATATCTTTCCATAAATGGAATAATACCAGTAGAAGTTAGGGCTGAATTTTTAACAGGTAAACCCGCAGGTCGAATATCAGATAAATCATGACCTACGCCTCCACGACGTTTCATTAATTGAACCTGCTCTTGATCTACTTTTAAGATTGCACCATATGAATCGGATGCTCCATTAACTCCAATAACAAAACAGTTAGACAATGAAACTGTTTGATTATTATTTCCAATACCACTCATTGGTGAACCTTGCGGAATAATATATTTAAACTTATCTAATAATGAAAAGATATATTCTTCACTTAATGGATTTTTATATTTCTTTTCAACTCTAGCAAGTTCTGATGCAATTCGACGATGCATCATTTCTGGATTCTTTTCATAAAGATTGCCATCTGAATCTTTTAATGCGTATTTGTTAATCCATACACTGGCAGCCAAATCATCTCCATTAAAATATTCTAAAGATGATGCATTTGCTTCTTCTTGGGTATATGTCAAGGTAACCACTTTTTCTGTTTCTAATACTAAATTGTCTATCATTTTTATTTTTATTTTTTGAGTTATTCTATTGAAAAAAGACAACTCTACCCCAGCTGTTTACTGAGGTAGGGTTAATTATTGGATAAAATCGTATCTTAATTGTTTACGAATTGCATCAACTTTATGAACTTTTATTTGACCAGAGTCTGAAATTTTAGTTCTGCCTTTTAGGTGATTTACATCGCTATTAAAAGTATTTTCTCCGTCTGGCATTATGATGGTAATTGAGAAATTAGACTTATCTAAGGAATATGTTAAAGTTTGACCTTCAATTTTATTTTTAAGATCTTGCCATTGAAGTTGTTCTTGACCGATTTTATCATATGAATCTGTTAAGATTATACGAGGTTCGCCTTTCTTAAGAATAACGTCCTTAACATAAAATTCAATAGTATCTCCCGAACGGTATTGTTTACTAACCTCTTCATAATTTTCAAATTCAGTTTTATGAAGTAATCCTGTAAAGTAGTTTTGGAATTCAACAAACATTCCAAAGTCATATGGTTTATTAGTTAAAATACCTGTATATTTTTCTCCAATCTTAAGCTCATGTACTTTTTGAGGTAGTGTCTGTTTAATATATTTCTTGTAGGAAACAATGAATAGATCATTAGTTGAATCGTAATTCTCAATCATTACTGGAATTTCCTTATTCAAATATTCGTTAAAGTCTCTAATTACGTTAGCTGCCGCATGCGAACCTGGTAAAAAGCATTTAACGGTTCCTTTATAAAGTGCAAGGTATCCGCCTTTAACAAGATTAGTAACTTTAACATAGAACCATTTTTCTGTTTTTAAATAGTCTTCCAAATCTTCGCGATGAGTAAGAGCAGCACAGCGCTTTTCTGAACCTAAGAAATCTCCATTATCGTTTTTATAAACAATAACTTTAAAACTATGGTTAACTTCATTGTGAACTAATAATGAAGGCTCTGAACTAAATTCTCTAAATGGAACAAAGATTGTAGATAAAGATGCATTATCTTGAACTTCAATCATTTTCTCATCAAAGTCAATTTTCTTAGCAGTAACTGTACAAATTGTACCAAGTTCAAAATCTTTATTTGATGGTACAAAAGAAGTTTTTGAATTTGATGAAAAGTACATATCGTACAATTCTTGAGCATAGGGCTCTTTACAGAAAATTTTAAGACCAGAACGTTGATCTTCTGGAGTTAATTTAATTGTTTGATTAAATTTAGAATTACCTTGACCGAATAGTAAGTCAAAGTCAATTAATTCTCGGGTGTTGTCTTTTTGCATATGTTATTGTTTAAACGTTGCTATTTAATTATACACCAAAATTAACAGTAGTTTTATGAAGTATGCATTCCTGGGTCAATAATAATAGTAGGCGGTACGGTTGGATAAAAGCCTGGCATTTTTGTTTTAAATAGTAATGTACCAGTTGAATTTATACTTCCTCTCCATGCAAGTTCATCTAAAAATATTATAAATAATGGATTTTTATAAGTTAATCTTTCCCATGGTGGAATATCATCTTGGTTAAAAAATGGGCTTGATGCAATTCTAGCAACTTGAACTCCTGGTATACCACCAAATGCACAAGCAAGTAGTGAAACCAAATATGCTACTTCTTTAACTACTGGCTCAGCAAAAGTAATAACTGGAATATAGGCGGCCTTTAATAAATTAATTGCCTCTAAATTTGCTAATTTAAGCTTAGATGAATTTGGAATTTCTAGCTGAATTAGCATCAAAGCTAGTTTAATTGGAAGAATATATGGATTAGCTGAATCAACTACTGTAAAACTTAAATCTTTTAAACTTTTAGTTAGTGATAAAATTGGGCCAACTATTGTTTTTAATGGTTCTAAAATTCCATCAATTGCAGTATTTAGTAGCCCTTTAATTAATTCAACTAGATCAGTTGCGGTAAGTAGTGCAAAATAACTAACAATATCAAGTGGTAATAATGGAATTTTTGGAAGTTTTATATTAAAGCCATTAGGCAATTTTATTGAAACATAGTTTGAAGATTTAGTGGTAGACACGGTTGCAAATTCAGAATTTCCACATGGAATTTGTTTAAGAATTTGTTTTAGTGAATCTTCATTCGGTCCTTGATTAGCAGTTAACATATCGCCAGCGTCAGATAACATTCTAAGTATTAATTCAAGTAAATATGCAATTGCTAATTTAAGTAATGGTTTAATTACAATATCTAATGGTATTACTATTTGAATTGGAAATGGTACGCCAGTTGGATTTGGAGATTGTGGAACACTTAATGCTGATAATATTGGTAATATTACGGCTTGTGAGATTGAAACAATATCGGCTTTTGCAGGTAAAATAATTGGTGGGAGTAATCCAAGTAGTGAATTAAATAAAGTGGTCAACACTGAAATTCCAATTTCCTCAAGAGCCTCTCCTAATAAACTTTTTAATACATCAATTGTTAGCCCTGATAAAAGAGCATCAAGCAATGCATTAAAAACGCCAATTGCTGCAAGGATTTGTGGTGAAACTACTTCTGGTGGAGGTTGAGCCGCCGCACAGCATGGAGCAGCTGGATCAAATAGTTTTAAATTAGGAGCAGCAACCGATAGTGTAGTAAAGGTTAAGGCTTGTTTAAGACGTTCTTTTCTTAATTTTGCAGCTTCTTTAATTTTACCTTTCTCAGCCTCACTTAAGTTTGGATCAATATCTTCCTCAGCTGGATTCGCATTTCCTTGTAAATAATCTAAAGCTTTATTTGCATATTCTTTAATTGCGTCTTTAAATTCGCTAACGTCTTCATCTTTATTTAAGTTAAATGTTTTTTTACTAAGTAATTTAGCTGGATTAACTTGAGCAGCCATTCTTTTTATTTTTGCAATAAGGTCAGTAGATTCAAGATCAAAATCTATTAGCCCCTTTGCGGCTTTTTCAATTGTTGGTTGCAATCCGCTAATTGCTGATGGTAATTTTGGATTAAGCTTGGTTGGACTATCTGGAAATGAAATTGTGCCTAAGTTTATTTTATCAATATATTCATTAAAATCGTCTAATACACCTGATATTTTAGAAGATAGAGTAATTGGGTCTAATGATCGTGCGGCTTTTTTGGTCTCTCGTTTCTTTTTTAAGTTGGATTCACCCTCAGCGCCCTTTACTTGAGAGTCACGGTCCTTTCTGGTTTTATCTTTTAATTTAGCAACGGCAGTTAATTGAATTTCTCCTAATTTATTAAATTGGATATTCATACTTCTTTTAAAATCTGCAATTTGTTTATTAAAATCATTTGATAAATCTAAATCTAGAAAGTTCATCATTTTTTCCAAATCGCCAGCATACGAGGCAATATATGTAATAGGGTCAACTTCGCCAATTGGTGTTCCATCCCTTGTTGTAATATTAGGATTTTTACCAAGTGCTAAAGTTGCAGCAAGTGCGGTAAGTCTAATTGCCTTTGATGCATTGCCGGAAATAGCTAAAGGACTGACTAGTGAACCTTTAATTAATTGCCCCTTAAATGGATTAGCTGGGTCAAGGCCTAGCGGATTTTCAGATGCTTCAGTTTGATCAATTTCAAATCCATATTTTATAGAAGTAGGCGTCATGTATACCAATGGAATATTTGGAGCAAGCAGCATATACTTATTACCATCAGGCGCAAAATATAACATATAAATGCTAGGTAATGGTATTCCAAATATTGCAATTGGCATGGTTAGAAAAGTAACAAGTGTTCCAACTGGTGTAGACAGAGTAAATAGGGTTCTCCATTTTTGAGGTGTTGGTATTAATGCAATACCTAATGGACCAGCTGGTATAATAATATTAACCGGGTAATATCTAAATAGTGGAGCAGTTAAGTCAGGAATTGGTAAAAGGCTTACTTTATTTAATGATTTTGTAAATTCTCTCCAATAGCAATTATTTGTCATATCCGGTAAACTTGCGTCATTTCCGCCTAGCGTTCTAATGAATAGTGGATCGCTGCCGAGTTTTTTCATTACTTCCGCTTCGCAATCTTTAGTTGGAATAACCGTTGCTGCTGGCCCCTTAAAACAGGCAACATTAGAAATTTTTTGGGCTAGAACATCTGGGTCCATTGAATTTTCCTTTATCTTTACCTCTAACAATTCAATTTCAGTATTACACTCAGCTATTTTTGCAAGTAGTTCAGAATAAGCTTTAGTATAATATGCTAATTTTTCAGGTAAAACTAAATCAACTGGGTTATACTCAAATGATCCAGTTGAATAAATATTTGAAGTTTGCGCCTTATATGAAGTTGGCCTAGCTAATTTAAGTTGTGCATTAGCAAGTCCTCTAAAAAAATCCGCAACTTCCCTTTTTGCAATAACGGCTAATTCATCAACTGCTGGTTTTATTTGATTTGGAAAAACGGTTTCCAATTCGGCCTTCTTTTTTATTTCAAGGGTTGAGTTTAGTTTTTCATAAAATTTTTCGTAAGCCGCTTGGCTTTTAATATAAAATTGGGTATCGCCTTCGGTTATTGAAACTGGTGCATTTTCAATTCCTTTAAACTTTGGATCAATTTTATTTGGATCAACCGAAAGGCCTCTTTCTTCTAGTGTATATAAATATTGAATTGGATTTGCAAATTTACGATATAATCCAGGATAACCATTTGATACTTGATTGTATAGTGCTCCAGGAACATAGTCATAATTTGATAAAGGGTTAGAATTTACAGAATCAGCTGGGATACTTAAACAAAAGGTGGCAATAGTATTAGCAAATGGAGTATTGGTTAAATAGGTATTTTCTTTAATTGGAATATATTTAGTTATTGAGTCAGAGGTACCGTCTTGGTTTATTTGAGGTACAGTTATTGTGGTTATATTTAAGTCAATTGATCTAACTCCAAATGTTGCACTTCTAGCTGGAATCACAATTCCTGAGACTACGTCAGCTGTGTCATTAAAGTTAGGAATTAATTGTCCACTTATTTTATTACATAAAGAGCTTAGAGTTAAAGAAGTTGTTGGTGCAGTGCCAAGTGAAGGCAATGAGCTAATTTGGTTGGATAGTGCATTGGTTGCGCCTTGTTTAGCAACACTTTGATTTTCTTCTGCAAGGATTCTATTTTTCCGAGCTTCATAATAATTTTGATATACTCCGCCGTTTATTAGAATACCATAGGCAACGTCTGAAACAAGATATGTTGATATATTTTGTGAATTGTATGTCGTAAATGTTTTAAAGATTGCGTCACTTAAATCGTGAATTGTGGTAAGTGCATAATAGTAAATCTCGTAAGTGGTATTGGTATTAATATAATTACTCCAAATTCCATTTTCAATAGCTAGAGTTCGGTCATATTCATCAGTCCAATATAAGTATTCAGAAGTTAATGGTTCAAGTGTAGTTATGGTAGAATTAAAAAAGTCAAGCCGTTCTTTATAATATTTGGAAATAATATTATAATGGTCACGGGTTTCTTCTACTTTACCTTTAACTACGGCAATTTCAATTGTAGTTGACTGCTTTGCCATTTGATTAATTAGGATAGCCTTTACCTCTTCAACTCCTTGGTTAATACAGTTGCCAGCCTCTTCCGGCATTGGAATTTTAAAATCCTTTGAAATTGGGGCAACCGGTTCAGGCAAACAGGCTTTTATATTAGCTAAATCTGCCTCAGTAAAAACTGGTGATGCAAGTTTGCCGCACTTAATATCATTAATTAGGTTTTTAAATGTGATGTTCAATGAATTAGGTTCTTTATTTTATCTATCATTCTCTTTAAATAGACCAGCGCTTGCGAGGGTTACTCAACAAGCGCCGGTCTGTAATTGTAATTTAAAATTATTAGATAGGCTGTTTGTCTTGTGGAATTTGTACCATTAGGCAATCAGTTGTGATTAGTAAGCCAGCAATTGAAACTGCATTTTCTAGAGCAGTACGGGTAACTTTAACTGGGTCAATAATGCCAGCCTCAAACATATCTACGTATTCTTCAGTTTTTGCATTGTACCCAGGGGCGCCGTTTTTAATTTTGTCCCAAACAATATCAGGATTAACTCCTGCATTTTCTAGGATTGTTTTAAATGGTTGAGCACAGGCTTTTTTAATTATTTCAATTCCCAATTCAATATCTCTATTTGTTGAATGAATTGTAATTTGGTCAATTGCTTTAAGTAGAGCAAGTCCACCACCTGCAACAATACCTTCAGCTCTAGCAGACCGTGTTGCTCCAAGAGCATCATCAATTCGGTCAGATTTTTCGCGAGCTTCAATTTCAGAAGTAGCTCCAATTTTAATAATTGCAACGCCTCCTTCAAATTTAGAAAGACGTTCTTTTAAGATAATTTTATGGGACTCATTTTCACAAGCCTCAATTTGTTGTTTAAGATCGTCAGTTAATACCTTAATTGAATCAGCTAAACCATGTCCACCAATAATAGTAGTTGTATCAGAGGTTATTGTTACTTTATCACAACTTCCAACATAGTTAGCTGCAATACTTTCTTTAAGAGTAACTCCATCCATTTCTGAAACAAGAGTTCCTCCGGTTAAGATGGCAATATCCTGTAATTTAGCACGACGATTTTCTCCAAAACCTGGAGCTCTAACTGCGGCTACTCGTAGAGTACCTTGTAGCTTATTAACCAACATTGTATTTAGGGCTTCTCCATCAACACTATCACTAATAATAAGCAGTGGACGGCGTTGTTTATTTGAGAATTCTAAATATTGAATTAAGTCTGCTAAGTTTGAAATTTTACCATCATATAATAAAATAATAGGTTTTTCAAATTCAACTGTATTTTTCTCTTGGTTAGTTATAAAATATGGAGATAGGTAGCCATTTCCAAATAACATACCTTCTACAATTTCAACAAAAGTTTCGCCTGTTTTACTTTCGCCCGCGGTAATAATTCCGTCAAATCCAACCGCTTTCATTGCGTCTGCAATAATTTCGCCAATCTCTTCATCATTATTTGCTGAGATGGTTGCAACTTGTTTGATTTTTTCAAAATCTTCAACTGGTGTACTTTGGGCTTTTAGATTTTCAATAATAGCTTTCATTCCAATTTCAATTCCTTTTTTAAGGTCCATTGGATGAGCTCCTATTTCTACAAGACGATTGCCTTCAGTAAAGATTGCATGAGCTAATACCGTGGCAGTTGTTGTACCGTCGCCTGCTTCTAGAGCAACTTTGTTTGCAACCTGCTTTACCATTTGGGCTCCAACGTCTTCCATATAATTTTCAAGTTGAACTTCACGAGCAACAGTTACGCCATCCTTTGTTATTGCAACGCCATTGTCACGAGCAATAACTACATTACGACCACGTGGGCCTAACGTAACTTTTACTGCATCGGCTAATGCATTGATTCCTGCTGCTAAATGTTGTCTAGCTTCTGCTTTAAATTTAGTATTCTTCACTTATCATTTGGTTATTTTACTTTATTATTATATCAGATTTTTCAATTTGGTTTAGGTTAGAAAGCTTTAATGCCACTTGAATTAGCGTAATTACGTCTTTTTGGCAATATTCTTTAATTCCATCAACATTTCCGGCCCAATAATTTTCATGTACCTGGTCGCCTTTCATTGCATCCTTAGGGGAATCTATTCCAAGAACCGTTGCTAAAAGATCTAATGAGGTAAACCCTTCTTGCCATGCGCCAAATGACCAAAGTTCTGAAGTATCAATAATTGAAGTTTCCCAAGGTTTTTTATCCCATACTTGAAGTGGTGTTGCGGGCTCAATATTAAGAATAAATGCTCTTTTACATAAGAACGGAACATCAAACCTTTTTACATTGTGACCGGCTATTTTTATACCAGTTTTAGAAAGAGCTGACATTAGTTTAAATGATTGGCGTAAAATTTCAGCTTCATCATCTCCAGCATAGGAAACAATTTGAGCAGTTGGCACTCCATCTACAAATTTCATTTTGCCAAATGAGACACAAACTACTCTGCCAAATTCAGCATGCAGAGCTGATTTCATTTGATAAAGCTCTTCATCTGACTTGTCTTTATTATCTGGGTATTTAGCCCCTAGCTGATTTTTAAGGATTTCTGCTTTAGCTGACCATAATTCTTGCATTTTAGGTGAAAGAGAATCAGCATGATTTGTAGTACCAGCTGTTTCTATATCAAAAAACAGCATTTTTTCTAATTGGTGTGGATCGAACATGACTTTAGTATTATAAGTTAGGATAATTATACTAATAAAGATAAAAAATAGCCATTAATTAGGATCTAATTGCTAAAGTTTACTTAATTCTTTATATTAATAAAATAAGTAGACTAAGTATTTGCTAACTAAGTTTCTGACGCTATACCCTCCCAACACCCTTATTCTACAGTACATTTTACAAAGGTTTTAAACAAAACTAAAAAATATTTGGTAGTAGAATATTCAAAATCATTAAAATGAACCTTGGTAGTAATAGGTATCGACTTTTCAATACAGTTTCCAGCTGTATGCATCTGCAAAGACTTTAAAAGTTTTCATTGGATTGCGTGCGTTAATACCAATACAACTAAAGCCCATCGAAAATTACTTGAAGATACTCAACTTCAATTTCCTGGTCTGGAATTCATATTTTTACCCCCAAAGAACTTTAAGTACGATACTTACTCTGGTGTAGAACGTGCTAAACTAGCAAACTATTCACTACTAGTTGATACCCTAATAAACCGAGTAAAAGAAATAATTAAACCTGAACCAGACAGAATCATTTCAATTGAAGGTATTGCATATGGGGCTCAAGGTAATGCCCTATTAGATATAGCCCAGTCAACTGGTATGCTTAGAAAAAAGGTGCTAGATGACTTATTAAATAATAAACAAGAAAGCCTTTTCATATTTTCACCTGGCGAACTTAAAAATGCAATTGGTGCAAAGGGTAATGCTGGTAAAATTGATGTTTACAAGCAGTTTATGGAAACCCCACTTCTTGCAAAAGACAGTAGTTTACATAAAGTTTTAATTGAATATAATGCTCAAATTATTAAAAAAGATGTAGTAGGTTCGCCATTTATGGACATGATTGATTCGTATTTAGCCGTCCTTAAGATCTACACATCGCTAAAAGAATCCTAATCAAATGGCAAAGGCTAAAGAAAGTAAGTACTACATTAACAACCGAGATTTCACTAATGAAATTATCCGGTGCAAGCATGGAATGCTTAATGAAGTAACCGGTTATCAGCACACAGCTGGAGAATTATCCCCTATTGCAATTAACTATTTTATAATTCTGGCAAATAGAGCAATCCTAAAATTAAGGTTTAGTAATCCACTAGACAAAGAAGATTGTATTCAATCCGCTCTATTGGATCTACTTAGATATTGGAGAAACTTTAACGAAGAAAAATCAAACAATGCATTTGCCTATTTTACGCAGATTGCAAAGAACGGATACGCAAAAGAATACAAAAAGATTTACAAACACATAGGTAAAGGCGAAAAAGTTGAATTTGTATCATTAAGCCATTCTGGCGAAAGTGAAATTTATACAATATAACGCAATATGTTACCAGCAATTTATAAATCCACTAGTACTAACCTCCTTAATAAATAAAGGTAAAGAGCTAGGTAATAACTCATGGACATTAATAATTTAGTATTTTTTGATAAAAACGGTGAATCTTATAACTTTTCACAAAACGCCAATACTGGTGCTTGGGAAGGTTCTGACTATTTTTTACCAATATCAACTGCTCTATATGATGTTTCAAACCTGTTTATTCTTGAAAAAGTCGGAGATAATTACCGATTTCCAGTTTTAGAACCAGGCTCTAAATTAACAGTTACTTGGCAAACTGCTGAGTCTGCTGATAATTTTTTCTTATTTACAATTGCAAAAGAGGATACTCACACTGACTCAACTACCTACTTATCACGACAAACTCGGCTTGATATAGATTATGAGGACCTTTCACCTGGTGGATTAGTTGATTTGGATTTAACTTATCCATTACAACTAAACGTAGGCTTTTCTCCATCTGAGGAGGTTAGTTACAACCGAATCTTAAATATTAACTATGAAATTGGTTCAAGTAAGACGCTAATTGCCTCTATCTACTTTTATGGTGAAGGCGAAGATGAAGATGAGAGGTTCCGAATTTGGCTAGCTAACTTTGGAATCAAGTTTAATCGAGAAGATGCTCTTTTACTAAAAGATTATGACCTAAAAGAAGGTTTACCTGATTGGAAGCAAATTAATCAAGCAAGAAAGCAAATATTAGTAAACCGTGATCAAATTTACCCATATGTTGGTACATATAAAGGACTTATTAATATAATTAATATTTTAGGCTACCGCGATGTACTTAGAGTAAAGGAATATTGGCAAGATCAGGACACAAAGTCTGGATACTATGGAAAATACGCAATGGTTGATGTTACCGACCTACTTACAGTTGGTGCAATTGATGAATTAGACCTAGTTGACCTAAATGGCCAACTTAAAAAAGGCGGAAAATTCAAAAAGACTGAATTTCTTGCACTAGTTTATGAATTTTCAATTGCCAGTGATGTTTATGATGATGATGGAATTCCAGAAGTTGAGTTTACCACTGATTTTACAGTAGATGAAATATTTTATAAACTAAATCGGCTTTCAACTAAATTAAAAACTGAAATTTTACCAATAAATGTTGTAATTAAAGACGTTATTGGAGAATTCATATATTTTAGTAAATTTAATATTAGAAGTTGGTCAGATTCTGCAATAATTACTGAATTACAACTAAACGATAATTATAATACAATAATTAACCATCCTTCCCCAAAATCTCAACTGTTATTGATTAGAGATATTAAACCGCTATACCCTAAAACTAATGGAACCTCACAATTTCCTGAAATTACGTTTAACCAAACCACAATTTTACCATATCGAAATGGCCAGCAATATACAATATCAGAAATGCCAAATTTTATTACGGCTATTGCTGATTACTATGATGATATAAACAAATACGATTTTGAATTACATGGTCAAACTAACCCAACCGTAACTGGCGATGATATTGATGGAAAAGTAGGTTGCCCAATTACCCTTGAAGCCTATATTCCAGATTTTATGCTATCTGATTTAGATGGATCAAAATTTGGCGATTTTACCGATGGCCATTTTACAATAGGAAATATTAGATACCGTAACGGTTATGAAATTGAATGGAATATTACAGGACCTCAGGGTTATGTATTTAATTGGAGGAGTGCTCTTGCTGATCTAGTTAAACTACCTCATATTTTGCCTCACGTTGGAGACTATTTAATTAAATCAACCGTTTATGATTTACAGGGAGGCCAAAATGTTAGCTATTTACACACAACCGTACTTAATGAAGAGCCTATAGTTGAAGTATTCATGAAAGTTCAAGATAAACCTAAATACCAAATTAAGGACCTACGCAATATAACACTTGCCGACCTTGGAGACAGTCCGCTCTATTTACCATTTGCAAATGTAGTGCAAGGAAATACATTTAATTCAGGACTATCTCAACACTATTTAGATTGGAATACTTATTCAAATAATTTTGGAGTAGGTAATCCACAGACTGAATCTGAAATATTTACAACCGGTACTGGCTTTGAATTAATTACAAATTCTGCAAATTCTGCTAAATTACAATGGGGTACCGGTTCAAGCCAAGAAGGCCAACCTACTCTTAGAGATTATCGAAATGCAACACTTCAAGATCTAATTCTAAATAGACTATCTGATTTTTCGTATACAGCTGACCGCTTAAATGGATTTATTATTAAATTAACCGAATACCCAAGTCATACGTTAACCCATATTAATTTCTATTCAGATGATAATTTAGCAGCATATACTCTTGGTTCATATATTGATGTTGATGATTTAGCAGATCAATTAAATACAGAGACATCCGACTTAAATATTCAAGAATATAGGTATGTTGTAGTAAATGAAAATATTCATGCGCATGCAAAAAGACAAGACAGAACTCTACACCGAGTTTTAGCCTTAACTTATCAAGGCTCTCCTCTTTTTACTGAACACGTATATACATTTAGTTATCCTAGATTAGTATATTCACCTACTTTAGTTAGTACTTTAAATTCACAACTTTCTCAAATTGCCAAAGAAATAGATGAAGATTTATTATTTTTAAGTGTACCATTTGAAGACTGTTTGAGAAAAACTGGAGAAACCACTTATTCTAATACGTCACATACCATTCCAAGTTCCTTTCCTAGCGCCAAAACATTTATTCTAACTAGGCCTCAGGAATTTATAGTAGGCCAAACAATTAAAGCCTCAAGTATTTCAAGCCCTACTGATTGGGTTAAAGGTATTGTTACTCAACCATCTGACTCAGCATCAATCCTTATAACCATTACTAGCAGTTCATTAACTGGTAATACTATCGCTGATTGGAAATTTGAATATGTTGAAAGTATTGCTAATTTAACCCCAACTGAAGCAGTTGCTGGTACTCCAGACTATTGGATCAATAATCAATTTGGAAACTATATTAGTTTTTCATCAACTTCTGATCCAACCGCAACCGTTACAGGTTTCTTACCGTCTAACCTAGACCAAAATACGTTTAGCCTTTCCAACTTAAAAACTGGACCAGATGGGCTGGTTATTCCATTACATCAACCAGTATTTGCAGCAATTGCCAATATTGAATCTAAAAAGGAGTGCATTTGGACACTAAGACTATTTGGAAAGGAAGTTGTAACCATTAAAAACACGTCTACTTTTATTTGGAGATTTTCAGAGCCCGGAGAATATGCGCTAACTGTAAAAGTAACAGATGTTAATAACAACGAGTATGCTCTAGTCACTAATTTTAATGCAATTCATGCAAATGGAATAAAGGACTACACTAAATATATTGAAGACACGCTTAATCGCCGCAACCTATTACACGGTTCACGTCGATTTGCTTAATAAATAAAAAAGACAAAAAAAGACTTAAAAAATGGCATTTACTAATCTAAATCTAAACACAACACCTTTATTAGAAACAACCTTTATTTCTGATATGCGACTAATCGTTAACGCTAACGTTGCGGTAGTTAAGGGTAAAGTTGAAGACTTAATCAATACTTTTGAATTTGATTTAACAAACAAATACATTGGAGTTGATAATTACTTTAACCAAGTTAAAACAAATAATGTAATTCTGGGAAATAGTATTTCCTTTATGGATTCAACCAATGTAATTGGAAGTTTAACTAAATCTTCAGGAAAATCAATATTTTCAGTTGATAAACTAGTTATTCAAGCTGGAGGCTCAATTGATATGACTGGTACTGGCAATGCAATGGCAGTAAAGAAATTAGGAGTAGGCATGTCGCTAGTTAATTTACAAAACACTGCACTATTTGCAACAGACGGATTCTATGTAGGTTCTCCAGGAACTTCAACTCCTGCCAAAACTCAACTTTATGGAGAGACTTTATTGTTAGGCCAAGCGGTTACCCAAAGTACGGATACGGAAGCAGTACCCAATTTAATTACATTAATTTCGGAGTCTACCTATTATTATAGTACGTTAGTGCTGAGTAAATCAAGCAATCAATTTATTTACCTTACGCTTAAAGCACCAAATGGTAGTTACTCAGGAACTGACATTTACTTATTCTTAATGGAAGATGCAACAAACCGTCCAAATCCAGGCCAAAGCTTTACAATTATAATTAAAGATTATAAAGATTCAGGTGGTTTAAGTACAATTGCAGTAGGAGATTGGGGAGCTATTAATATTGCCCCAGGTTATATTGATGGAACTAATACTCAAGTTTTAATAAATGGCGGAGCTCACTCAACTGCTGCCACCTCAGCAAATGCAAAAACATTTGCCGTTGCAAATCAACATATTGAAATGTATAACACATCAATTCAATCAGATATTACTACTAAACCATTAAAGTTTGGATCATCGGTTACTTTAACTAAATTTGAGAATTTACCAGCAATTGGAACAGTTACCGATGCACGATTTGTTATTACTGGATCACATAATATTAATATCATAAACTAATTTAACTAAATACCTATGGCAGTTGCACCACTAATAAAACCAATACAGACTCAAAAAGGAATGTTTTATACATTCCAGAGCTCTATTGAAGATTTAAGTTTAACCTTTAACAATAATACAAATAAGTTTAAATTTTCTAAATTTGCTCTGTTGCGTATTCCAGAAATTGGAATCCCAACCACTATGACAACTGATAATAAAACCCAGTTTTTTGCACAAGGTGAAACTCCAGTATTTTCAAATTTATCAAATAATGAAAATTTAAACTTAGCAAATAGTTTTCAAAACTATGCACTTAACCTTGAAAGTTTACTAATTTCACAAACTTCATATAAGAGAGAAAAGAAATTAAATGTATCTGAAAGAGTATTTTGGAAATGGCTAAAAGAAACTGGCGCAATTCGTTGGAGAGATTCAAATACTACTGAAGTTATTACGCTATCAGTTGGTGAAAAACGGTTTAGTGAAGATTGGTATAATTCAACATCTGCTACCTATGACCGGGTTGTTAAGTATATTGGACAAATTGATGTAGTAAATTCAGTTCGTAGTAAAGATAATTCATATAGCGAATTATATATTCATGTACCAACAAACGTTGGTGCAACTCCAACCGTTCTATTTGAGTCAAAACCTGATGAGAATTACGGACCAGATATGATCATTGTAAATACACCAGGTGATCCATTAGATCTTGAATATCTTAATGGCAGGCACTATAATGATACTCATCCATTTACTGGAATGAGCTTACAGGCATTTTATGACCTGGATGCAAATATTGTTGATCATTATATTTCTAATACCTTATCAACCCAACCGGCATCTACTGGATTTTGGTGGGGATCCCATTCTGTTCAAAATGCATATTATACAGACAAAGCCGAATATTTTGGAAAGCCATATGGAGGAGTATTAACTTCTGCTCCTAAAAGCCAACGAATTTTTAAAGACTATCCAGCGTCCTCTAGATCAGTTGAATATATCCGATCTACCCATGACGGTATGACCGTTGATTTTAATTTATCAAATTACTTATTATCTCAACAAAATACAAATATTAAATCATTTGCTCAATTAAATGATAGTTATGCAAATAGTGATTTTGAATTTAATGCAATTCTTGTTTATTATGATGTATATGATCCATCGCCAAATGCAGTTGCTGGTACTGAACCGGTTACCGTAACTAATTTATATGGAGTTTATTTCTTAAATAAAGTAGTTCAAAACGGCAGTGAATACATCATACCGATGATAACCAAGAATAAACCGGACACCATTAACAAAACAAACGGAAATGCTTTTGCCTTTAAAGTAAATTTAAAATTTGATACTTCAATTGAGGATGTTTCTGTTGAAAAGTCAGTTAATGATTATAGTACAGTTGCTCTAGAATTATTTTACGATGTATTAACTGAAATGCGATCATTACAAACTAAATTTAATGATAAATTGCTTGAACTTGAATCTTTAAAAACCGATGTTGATTTAGCAAAAGACGCACTACTAAATACTACTTCGTTAACCAGTATTTCTACTAGACTTAGTGATCTTGAAACTACAGTTGCTGCCTCAACTTCTGCTTTTGCTGAAGCTACTTCAATAATGATGTTAATCGACAGTGTAAATAGTAGAATTGATGAATTATTAAGCGGCACAGTTTCATTACAGATAAAATATAATACTGATTCATTTAAGCCTGGATATGGTATGGTTCTAGATAAAACTATTCCTGGTCAAATTGTATTTGCGTCAGGCGTTCAAAACTATTCAGTAATTAATGAAGTTGACTTTAGTTCTAATATCCAAGGAGAAAAATATGTAAAATTAGGAATTGGTGGAACCCAAATTCGTCACCTTAGATTAAACGGCTCAGGTAATCCAATCCCATTTACTCTTACTAGAGACTTAACTCTCTATATTGATGATTCAATCAATGCATGGCGTCTTGGCCAAACCTTAAGAATTGTTTGTGATTCGCAAATCATTCCAAGCTCTTACACAATTACCGTAAAAACAGATTCACAAAATATAACAAATTCGCTCACGTCTTATAATACAATAATTGCACAATTAACGGCAGCCGATTTTCCTACTACATATGGAAGAACTGGTACAACCATTATTGATATTATATGCACAAATGCTAAAACTTTAACGTTCAGCGTTGATAAAATAATAAGATAACTAAATGGCAGCAGACAAATCATCATTAAGCGATTACTTAGCTGAGCTCGGTGTCGATATTAATAATCTTCAAGAATTTTTACTTAAACTTTCTTTAATATTATCAACCAAATCAGACTCGGTAGAAATTAACCAAACCTTACAAAATGGAACAAAGGCAAAGTATTTAGTACCATCATTTGGTTACTTAAGCGGCCGTGTTAATAACATAGAGCAAAAATTTAACAATCTATTAAGCGGCAATGCCAATCAATTTGGTGTTAAAGATGCAGCAGGTAATTTAAAAACATTTGAATTAAAAGACATATCAGCCGTTATTTCTGATTTAGAAAAGGTTAGTAATTCTGGAGTTACTTTACCTGCAAACTTTAATTATAAAACAAACTGGTTTTTTGAATCATTTTTAAATCCACTACTTTATATTAACGTAGATACCTCTACTATTACTACCGATACTGATATTAATAAATTTGAGGTTAAACGGTTAATTATTACAAGTAATACTCAAGCTCAATTAGATTATTTTGATGCAACCTATAAAGGTAAAAATGATTTAGTATACGCAGATGTAATTAAAGATCTAGGCACTCGAATAATTAACTATTTTGAAGATGAATCTGAGGTTGAATTACCTCCAGCTAAAAATACAGTTAGAGGAACATTTGATATATTAACTATTTTAGAAGATTCTTCAACTGAGCTAATTGGTGGTCAAACCTTAAGTAATGCAACTCGTAGATATAGATTAAATACTCTAAGATACTCAACAATTTCAGGATCAACTACTGTGGACAAATTGTTGGCTGAAGGAGACATCCTGCTTGCATCAGATAATTCAGAATTTAAAGTTAAAACAATTGATCCCAATTCAAAAACCGTAATTTTATCATTAATTTTTGGAACAGCAGGTTTAAAGAAAGGAGCTGGTGCTCTAAGAATAAAACCTCAATTAACTAAAGAATCAATTATTCAAGTAAATTTAGGATATAATGAAAGAAATCTTATTTTCTTACGTCCAATTAGTAATAGACTTTCATTAACAACCGACCAATATTCTAAAGGTTTTGGCCTATTTACTAATGAATTAACTATTACTATGAATAATGGTAATAAATTATCATTAACTGATTTTTATACAACATATGTTTCAGATTTTGGAATGCTTTTTTTAAGTTATGCAAAAGAAAAGAAACTACCGGCTTCACTTGGAGAAATACCAAATAGGGTAACATTATCGTCTGATAATTTTAAAGTTATTCAAACTGACCAACATATTCAAGATTCTGATAATACCCTGGCGATTAGACAAAAAATTGCAGCAAAGGAACAGGCTGTTGCCCAAATTAGAGAAATTGATACTCAAATTTCAGCAGCAAGAGCTAACTTAAATACTAATTCTTCCTTAAATGAAGCACAGAAATTAAAGTTACAAAAAGATTTATCAACATTTGCTGATACCCGTGCAACACTAACAAATACTCAACAAAGTTTAATTAGCGATATTACTTCATCAATTAAATCAACTTCAAGTTTTATAACTAATTCAAACTATAGTGTTAGAGGTTTTTGGGCAATACCCGCTCCACTTACTAGTGCTTATGGAATTCAACAAGTTGCTCAATTTAAAATTGCATATCGTGCACTAAGTAAAACCGGTATTTCAAAAACTGCTGATCAATTAGAATTTTCAGATACCGTTGGTAATATGATAACTGGAGCATTTTCTCCATGGACCGAATTTTTATCAAAAGCTAGAGTTAAGACCTTAAATACCCTAACTGGATTTTATGAATGGTCAGATGAAAATATTTCTGATCCAAATGTAGTTAACTCAAATCAATTAGATATCCCAATTAAAAAAGGCGAAGTTATTGAAATCAGAATAAAAAGTTTATCTGAAGCTGGTTGGCCAGATTCTCCAGTTGAGTCAGCCTGGTCTGAATCAATTTTAGTAGAATTTCCAGCCGCTATTGAAACAGCTGAGGACGCAACTATTGTTTCTCAACAAGCATTTGCCGATGAAACTCGAATAAATTTTCAATCTGAATTAAATGCAAAAGGTTTAGACATTCACTTAAGCTCTTCATTTACTACTCGTGATAAGTATTTTGCTCATAAATCTGATGATATTGCTAGTGGCTTTTTTTCTAGTGATGGCAGTGTAGTTGATCTTTATACAAAAGTTAAAAGTATTTCAGATTCAATTAGTGCAGTACAAACTGCGTTATCTACTGGAGCCGGTTTACTAACCGTATCAATTATTGATCAACTTGGAAATTCGCAAACTATTACAAATGGCCAATCTTTAGAATTATTTGCTGGCTATTATAAAGACTTAATTAAAGATACTAGTGTTGTACCAGTATTATATAATCACGGTAAAATACTAGCCACTCAATATTTAATCCAATTAAAAAATAAATCACAAACTGCACTACAATTAATTTCTACCCTAAATGGCGGATTAGCTGAAATTGCACCAATTACCAATTCGTATACTAATCCAACGGTTAATTACCATGCTAATTTAAGATATGACCGATCTCCATTAGTTATTAATAATGCAGTTAGCTCAAGTATTGGTGGATTTGTACAAAAAGATGGTTATCAATCATCTCAAGTTAAAAGTCAATATATTTACTCAAGATATAAAAGTGTAACTTTAGCAGATACTTTGTATGCTGGAGATAATCAAAATGGAGATGGTGATTCATCTGGTACTGTATATTCAGCATCAACTACTAACTATACATATGCCGGTATAACCATTGGTTCTACCAAAGTTCCATATTCATCTGGTCATTATTTACCATTTAATCCAACTACCGCAACTCCATTATACTCAGTTGCCGCAGTTACAAATACAAATATTTGGAATGGTGTAGTTACATCAAATGTTCCACAAGGCGGAGGTCAAGTTAGCGAATTCTGTATTCATAAGTCCCATCCTAGTATTATTGCAGGTGGGTCAGCTAATATTACTTGGAATAACTCAACATATAATGTTGCTAGACCAGCGTATTCAATTGGAGAAACAATCCAAAGATATTTACCATTTAGCCATGCAATTCATTTTGAAACAACTGAAGCTGAATCTCAAAATATATTTAGTGCTAACTATTATCAACAGGCAATTTATGTAAAACCGGCTTCGGTAACATTAGGAACTACTGCCGTTAATATGAGAGAAAATCAATATCCTATTAAAATGGGATTTGTAAACAGCGATGAATTTTTAGTTGGAAAATACACATGTGGAGCATACTTATATATTGCACCACAGTCTCATACAACTATTTCAGTAGATGGACTTAGCCCAGCAGGTTCTCAAAAAATGTTAGAATTTGGTGATGATGCAGCTATTAACATTCCATTAATTTTTCAATTTAGAGCATCTGATAAATTAGGATTTGTTGGAGGGTGGAGATCAGCAGTTCCAGCTGGATTAAAAAATGTACGATATGCTAAAAAAATAGGTATTGATATTTACTCATTAAATTCAGTATTTTCATTTGATATTTTAGTTAGAACCCAATACGAAAAAGAAACAGCTGTTGTTACACCAGTTAGTGGTCTATCAGTTTCATCAATTGGTACAATTGCTTCTGCTTAAAATAAAAACTAAATAGTGATAAATCAAAATTTAACATATGCCCAGATTGCTGAACGAAATGTTAGTTTTCAATTACTTAGGACTAATCCAAAATTAACAACTAATATAAAATTAACAGTTGATTCAGGTGGTGGTTTATGGCTTAATTCAATTAATGCAAATTCTCAATTATCTAGTCAAAAATATAAAAGATTTGCAATTTCTGAAACATCTAACCATGAAATTAATTTATACCGATTTTATGATAATGGAAGAACGCCAACTGCAATTTCATATCAATTAGGCTCAACTATTGGATTAACTGCAGTAGCTAAAGATTTAAAAGATCAATATGATTTTGATCTATATACAAGTGGAGCTAAATATTTAACGGATAAACAATACCCTGAGAAGTTTACCTATTTTGCACCAATTTATTTAGATAAAGTACTCCCTAAGAAATTTGTAATTTTTAAAATACCCGGAGCTTCTAATTATACAGCAGGTGCCGGCCGTGAATTGCAAAGAAATTTGCAACTAACAACTCAAAAATTTGCAACTGATTTATTTACAAATGCTGAAATTGTAAAAGTATTTGATTTGAGCGAATCTTCTAAACTTGGAAAATACATACACAATATTTCAAAAAACCCAATGTTTACTCAAAATCCACTTTATGTTAATTATAAAGATGGAGGATATTCGATTTATCGAGGAGCTTCAATTTCTTCAGGCACGTATGTTGAACTTCCTGAATTAATTAGTAGTGTGTTAAGTAGGTCATTACCTTTATTAAAAGTTGAACAATTTGTAACATTAGGATTTGAAAGAAATAATATTGTGCATCCAAAGATTTTAAATTTGGAATTTTTATTTGATGATACTACTGCAAATCCATATGAATTTAATAGATATTTTGGAGTTTATTGTAATGATATTGATCTTGAAACTTTTGAATTTGACCTATCGACCATGTACGAATTAAGTTTATCTGAAAATACTGCAGATAATGATCAAACTTTTTCAACCAATTTTATACAATCTGATGACATTTCATTTACTCTAACTAATTCAACTGGTGTTAAATTACGTGGCCATGGATTATCGCAAAATCTATCTGACATTTATCTTAATCGTACAAGTACAGATACTCTATTTTTTCCATATTTAAAAACTAAAAATGACCAACTTCATTTAATTAAACCTTTATCTTGGAATCAATCAGATACAATTGTTGATTTTCAATTAGACGATAATGAATTTAACTTAGGATCAGCATTTGGCCCAACTGACTTAATTACTCAAGAAACTGCCGATTTATCAAAATTAGATACTAAATCTACTGTTCTTATAGAAGTTTCAAATACTCCACAGCACCTAGATAAACTAAGAATTTATCATCCAAGCGGATCAGTATTTAGTATAGCTGATGAAGGCGGAAAATATGATGAACTTGTTTTTGTATCTAGCTATTTTATAGATAATGAAAGCTATTCATTATCCTATTTACCAACTGGTGAATCTTTAATATATGTTAATGCCGATAAAGATTTAGAACAAATTGCTCAAGCAATTACCGATATTGCAAGTGAACTTAAGGATTCATCAATTACTGGAATACGCATGAATACTCATGCTTTTATTCAAACTCAGAGTTATGGAAATACCTTTGGCGCATTAAAAGTTAGGTCGCTAGAGGCAGTCTCAACTCTTCCTAAATTTAAAGTAAACAATACGGTTACAAATGATTTAGTTTTTGCAAACGGTGGATTTCTAAATAGACCTCACCCAATTATTGCATTAGGTAATGCTGCTAAGTTTGATGGACAATTAGACAATATTGTGGTAAAGACAAATCAAAATTGGTCAAAAATTAGCAGAATTTGTAACTTAACCGATTCAATTAAACCTGGACTTTCATTAACTGACCAAGCACAAGCAATTACCGATTTTAAAACAAAAGCATCAATTGAATTAGTTGATAATGAGACAGTTCAAATTAATTATGGCAAAATTGAAATAAGAAAAAATTTCAAACCAGCAATTGGCGTACTGTCGCTATTTGAAACAATGGATTTTAATTTTTCAACTTATACTAGCGACTATTCTAGAAATTTATTATTGGATCTTTATAAAGATTTCTATATTCCAGAAAATATATTGTTATTGGATTTTACTAAATATACCTATCAATTAATTGGAGATGGTACTATTAGTATAAATGGAATAAACTATTCTGACCCAAATACTTTAATTTGGCAAAATACTTCAACTTTATCTAAATATAATGTTAGGTCAAATGGGCCTAGCGGAAAACCTATTTTGATATATGGTTTAAAATTACCAGCAACAACAGTTGATCCAAACAGTTTAACTTACTTAAATAGACTAGATATTCCGTCTTTTGATAACTCTGATCCTGCAAGTAATTTTATTGGCGCATTTTCAATAAAGGCTGATCACGTACCAATTGACCCAACTTCACCAACTTATAAATATAGAGATAAATTTGTACAAAGTAATTTGTCCAGCGAATATCATGCATATTTAGAAAATTATACAAAGGATTTTGCAATAGACGGTAGAGTAATTCCATATATTACCAAATGGGGAATTACTGACTCAACCGATGCTAGAGATAATCCATATAGACTAAATTCCGATATTGTTTTTGGAAAAGATAATTTCGGTCCTTCTCATAGAGAAACTTCTACTTCTCCTGAAAAATTAACGCATGAATGGTTTTATATTGAGTCTAATTTTGGATATACCAAAGATACTACATTAGCTCGAAGTAATTTTTATTATTTTGATCAGCCTATGTTAATTAATCAATTAACCAGTTCTGCTAATTATTTTGATGAATATTTTACCTATATCCCAACAGTAGATGGAGTTCAAGTAGGTAGACCTCAGTACCGATATTCGTTATTATCTAAAAATCAATTTACTAAACAGTATGAAACTGTATTTAAAGGTTCTCTATTTAGATTTTATGAATTAACTACAAGCCAAACACCAGTTTCAAATTCAACTAGATTTGAAGATTACAAATTTACTGCACTATTAAAACCAATTAAAGAAGATCCAAATACAGTTAAGCAACCGGTTAAATATCGAGTAATTGAAAATACAAATTCAAAATCAATTACCCTATTGATTGAACTTGCTCTTGGATATAAAGCCCAATTAGATAATTCTATCTTTTTAACAAATTGGAATACTAATCTTGAAATAGGAATTGATCCTGATTTAAGTATAATTAGTCAAGCTAGTTTATTTAATGGAACTTTTAAATCGCAGCCAATTTCATATCAAATTGATCATAGTGAGATATATGGGTATCCAGCACCAATTTCATTAATTGACTATCAAAATCAAATCTCCGGAGTATCAATAATTCCAGGATTAGAGTTAGGCCAAGTAGCTCATATTAAATACGGTATTTTATCTACAATTATTGCAACTCCTGGATCAGATGTGTATAATGCAATTCAGCTTGATAAAATAGCAACCGGCGATAAATTAGGTACCCGAGTATATGCAAATGTGCAAAAGAGTGTAACTATACTCTTATCATCTGGCACATATCAAGCTGCAACAATTACTGCCTATTTTGAAGATACTTGGCAAAATGCTGATCCTGGTGCTGGAGGAATAACCCTTGGTCAAATTCATGAGCTTACTAATTATGGTATTCCAGGTCCAGCTCAAATTAATCTAAATACAACCAATATACTAGTTCATAATACCTCATACGCGGATACATCAAACCGCTATTTTAATGATAGCTCAAACATTGATCAATCTCCTAAACTTGATATTTTATTTAATACAGCGGCTCAAACACCTAGATTTAGCCTATCTTCATTAGCTGGTGGAAACTATACTGAAATTATCTTTGATAAAGTTTCAACAAATATCTATACTTCTGGAGTTTATGATATTAATATAAGTTATGTTTCTGGAGATTTGGGTTCACCTTATAGTATGCCAAATGTTGAGCCTTTACTATTTAAAACTCAATGGTTTATTCCTGAATATACTAATTCAAATATTCCTGCTGTATATAGTTTTACAGTTGAGAATTCAACTGCCTATTTTGATTCAATGTTTGGAGATTACCGAATAGAATTTGACCAAAATGAAGTTTCAAATTTAACTCACTCATTCCTATATTATGCAAAAAGTAAAAAATATAATAATCGGTCAGATGCATATTCTACAATTAAACTATCTAGAGGAATTGACTTATCTTCAAGTGGAATTCATTTAGACTCATCATTATTTCCAGATTATGCACAAACTGAAAAATTAACAGGTCTTGAAAATTATGATGTATCCGCTGACTCTGAAATTAATCAATTTAGTACAAATTTTGCACCTCTTTATATTATTAGACCTGGAGAAAAAAGTATCCTTGTTCAAAAAGATCCTAACCCATCTTTCAATCTATTTGACTTACTCGATCCGACTGTAACAAAAGATGGAGTAGATGGAGCATTTCAAAATATTGTTAATTTTACTCCAAGTCTAAATCCAGTAACACTAATCCGCCCAATTCCAAATAGTGTAGGCGATACTCCTAATTTTTCATATACTGAGTATGGCCTTCCAACTGGAGTTACCTTTAATTGGATAAATGAGGCAAACCATTTTCAAATATTTGGAGGTAATAACTATTTTCAAAAAGTATTTGAAAACTTATCATTTGCAAAATTATTTCAATTACTTGATAAAAACCAAACTGTAATAAGTTGGGAATCATATACTAATGGTATTCTAAGTAATTATAAAACTTTATCAATTGAAATAGTTGATGCCGATACCGTAAGTAAATCAACAATTATTAGTATTACACCAGATCAAGTAACTGAAGGTAGTCTTAACACTGTTGCTGGCTATGACTTAGCTGAAGTTCCATCTAAGTCATATGAAGTTAACCGATATTCCGCTGAATATGAAATAATTACAAAACCAATTGCTGGGTTTAAATATAATTTTTCAATAAATGCAAATAGCTTACCTGGAGCAAATATTTGCCTTAATCCAGAAGTTGATAATTTCTTTATTATTCCAGATTTTGAATATGTTAAATATTCAAGCCAAACTATTTTAGCTCTTGAAAATAGTAAAAATTACTCAGCTGTATACTCATTAATTAATGAGACGCCAATCAGTCGTACTAATTTTAATAGCCTATCCTCAAGTTGGGATTATAACTATCATTTTGAATCACTAAATAAAAGTGAGTCAATTGGAGTTGCTGGTAGTAAGCGAGTGGTTGAAGATTATTCATTTATTTCAAAACTATTAAATCTGCCAAATGAATTTATAATTGAAGATTTTACATCCATTGAACTTACTCAATCATTATTTAATGCATCTCAAGCAACTGAAGCGGATATTGTATATGCAAATTATCGAGAACAGGTTAAATTTAAAATTAATAAGTCTGCGTTAATTACAAAACACTTATCAAATAATGGACTAAGGTCAGAATTCCAAAAGTTTTTTAAATATGATGACGGCTCCCAAATTACATCAGACTCTGACTTTTTAGGAGAATTAACATTTGAAGAGTTTCTTTCTCAATATTGCCTACTTAACCTAATTAAATTATATCGAGTAGAGTCATTTGAATTTTATGAATTGGATGATAGAACCATTCAGGGTAACTTAGTTGAATTTAATCAGGTCAGTTATAATTCTCTTAATAACTTAGGTTATGACCTAATCAAAAATATCCGAATAAATAATACCAAATCAAGCATAGTAGAGGGTTCTATCCTATTAAAACCCAATACTGGAGTTAAATTGGTTCCAAAAATAAAAATTAAATTCATTTAATGTCAGTAGTCATAAACCTTAAGGAAATATTCTCAACAGATAGTCAAATTGACGTCTCTAGTAAAGTAAATTTTAACTTTAATCAACTCATTGCACTTGGGTTTGGACAAATTGGTCTAACTGGCGATGCCGGTTCACAAGGTCCTGCTGGTCCAATTGGGCCAGACGGAATTCAAGGTCCAATCGGTACTGTTATTTTTGGATTAACTCCAAGCTCAACAACTGCGCCAACCGGTCCTCCAACTGGAATGGTTACCGGCGATCTATTAATTACAGCTGACTCAATTATCAGAAAAATCGGGTCAGGTACAGGTTGGGAAATCTTAACTGATTTTAATTCACTAGTATTAGGTGCGCTTGGTTCAAATGCTTCACCGTTTGTTAAATTAACCGGAACTTCTAGAATAATTAAACCTCGAATTACATCAGGTTTGGATTTAACTAATGCAAGTAGCCCTGCGCCAAATTATCAAACACCTGGATTAGGTACAAATAATCAAACTGTTCTCTATAATTTTAATGAGCTTAATACAAGTTCAGTAATTATAAACGGTTCAGGCAATATTGTAATTAGCTCAAATGGTTCAAGTACAGTTCCATTTGACTCAACTAGTGGAGGTGTTAATCTTACAACTAACGTAATTACAGGGTTAACCGTATCAGGCCATGGATTAGTTAATAAGCAATACGTAACTTATTCTGCTGGAACCGGAACAGTTATTGGAGGTTTATCTAATTATTCAGGTTACTATGTTCTTTACATTGATGCCTATACTTTTAAATTATGTGATACTGAATTAGACGTTGATAATACTAACCCAATTGATCTTACTGGTTATGGTACTGGAACTCAAACTATCATAACGTATCCGTCAACTGCTGAAAAAATATTTCCAGCAACTGCAAACTTATCATTGTATTCAGTATTCGGCAGTGATGCTTCTCAAGCAAAAGAATTTGCAAGTACAAGTAAGGGATATAGACATCAACTTGAATTAGGATCGGTTGATGCATTACCTACTGCATATAGCGGAATCTCTGGTGTAAATTATGTAATTAGTCCAAGTTTTGAAAATTTAAAAGTTAAGAAATATCGAGTAGGAAGTTATAGCGGAGACTCTGCTTATCCTGGCACCTATTACCTAAGAGCTGAATACGATCTTTCTTCGGCTGGCGCCACCGCTGCTGAATCATTTTCTCCAAGAAGAAATAGCGAGCAAATTTGGAAAATCAATAAAATTGCAGGCACTCAAGCCTCAGGCCAAACCTTTGAACTTAAATTAACCAATTCAAATTTATTAGCGGTTAATGAAATCAGCAGTGGAGTTAGTGTTGATGGTTTATTATTAAAACGCGGAGCCCTAGATGGAGGTGGAGGTTCTGGTTATATTGGATTTGGATTTGATCCAAGTGATGCAACTAAAGCCAAACTTGATGCATCTAGCGGAATTACTAAATTTTCGTTTGATGGAGTTAAGCTTGAATTAAAAAAAGGAGCAGACTTTGCAACATTTGAAATAGATACAGTTATTTTTGATGGCGATCCATGTTTACTAATTACGTCGCCCTTTAATAAAGTTGAGTCAGTTAACGGAAGCTCATATGAAATTGCTGATAATAAAACTGAAACAATTAGCGGTACTAAAACAGTAGTAATCAATGGAGTTTCAGTAACTCTAGCTAAATCATCTACTACACTAGTTGAAACAATTGCAACTGGTTACAATTATACAATAAATACAGTTAATGGAAATATTCAATTAACATCAACTAATTCTGGTAAATTTATTGCACTAAACGATGCAATTAAAGTTAGTGGAGACAGGTTAGTGCACGGTATTCCTTTTCCAACAACACAAGTTTCATCAATTGATGTAAATACTCTTGATGATTATGAAGAAGGAACTTGGGGAGGAGCTGGTAATTCGGATTTATTATGCGTTAGACGAACCTGGGACATTTCTTCTGGAGGTTTCTTTAGCCAAAACTCCGGCTGGCTTGATGTAACTAGTGCAAATGTTTCAGGAACATCCGCTGCTATTGACACTGCGTATAACCGGTATACTAAAATTGGGAATCTAGTAACATTTACTGTAAATTATATTGTAAATATTGAGTATATTTATTTAGCAACTGGCGATGCTCCTGGTGCTGGAGAAGTCGGAGGTACCACTGTTACCTATGTTGGATATCCATTTGACGCTCGATTAGGTATTAAATTGCCATTTGCGCCTAAAGCAGATTCCCCAATCAGTGCACGAGGGATTGCCTTTGGATCAGCAGCCGCTATTTCAAATATTGAAATAGCCCAAGTTGGCGATGCTGACAGCGGTGCGTCAATTGCTGCATTATCATATCTATTAACCGCGTATACTTTTAGTGAGGTAGGGCAAACCTTTATTGAACTTAATTCAAGCTTAGCTCCATATACTCCAGCCTCAGCACTTTCAAATGGCCTAAGTGGGTCCCCAAGTACTTCGACTAAACTTCAGATTGCAATTACAATTAGCTATTTTGCAGCAGACTAAACTTTAAGTTTAAATGGAATTGGCTTCTTTTTTTCAAGCAGCCGATTACAGTCTAGTAAGACATTGGCATCAAAGCCATGGCTAGGATTCATTATCTTATTTAGTAGGATAATATCCTTGGTTAGGGAAATTCCGTCAGATAACACAACATGATCTGTACCTGAAACTACGATAACATTTTTTTCAGGTTGAAAATCATTAAGCCCAGGTTTTTCAGTAAGTAGCCGGTCCCTAAATTCGCTATTTTTAAGTCCAGGTAAAGTCAATACGGCCTTTCGGCTAATTGAATAGCCTAAGCTGCGATTACTTTTTGTATTTAGAGTATAAATTTCATAGCGATCTAATTTAGTAGACTTACAAACAATATAGATTTTTTCCTGTTTATGAATATTCGTATTATTAAAATGAAAGTGCAAATTTTCAAGAACTGGAATCTGTTTCTCTAAGTATTTTTGCATTACCTCAGATAGGATTTTGGATCCCATTTTCATGATTGCCTTACCATTAGAGTCATCCGATTGTGCAAGTTGAGTTACCACATCCATTAAATGAGAGTGAGCCCTAACTGCATTCAAATGTGAATCGTAGACTTTTTTATCTGCAATTATTGTATTAATATTTAGATAATGAAAAACAATTTCGTAAAAGTTTAGAAAGTCATCCTGTAAATTAGTGAGATACTTTTTTTGTGCGTCTAGTAAGACATACGTATAGTATTCAAGATCAACAAAGTTAGCTTTGCACAGCCACATTGGGTCGAGTACAAGCTTGGGGTTTAGAGGTTTCATTGGTACCCCGATTTTATTATTATTTATTTTGGGTAAAGACGTAATACTCTGCGATAAATAACAAAAAGATCAAATTAATGCAAGTAATCGCTTACAAGATCATTCCGGAGCCAGATAAGAACTCGGTCACCTACAGTAAGAATTATAGAATTTTTTCTGCTGCTGAACCTGTTCCTGGGGCTGTGAAAATTGTAGGTTTTAGTGAATCAGTTGACCTGGGTTCGGCTTTACCTCAATATGTGATTCGTAAGTTTAGATATTCATTTGATATGGGAAATTGGTCACTATGGTATTCGCTTGATCCAGAGGATTTAAGTAATATTGAAGACTTGTTATTTAATGACGCTGATGTATTTTTTGAAGTCAAATATGAATATGATGATACTACGTATAATCCATTAACTACTGAATTAAAGGTCAATTTTGTAAAATTTAATATTCAAAGCACTAAAGTTTCAGAATCATTATATACACCAACTGTGTATTGCTCGTCTGAACGCTGCCCAGCAATTGTTGCTGAAAGGGAAGCCTCATTTAAACCATATGAAGTTGGAACTGCAATTGGAATTGCCAAAGAATTAAGTTATCAAACCAATAAAATCTTTGGTCATGAAGTTGTTTATTTTAAAACTGAACCAGACCGCACAGGTGGAGATTTTATATTTAAGGAATGGACGCTATTTGAAACAGTTGATCGTAAATGTGTAAAAGTGGTTGTACCCAATAATACGTTTCCAGATAATAAGCCCCAATTTACCGAATTTGGAATTGATTTTGAAGTTCCATTTGAAATTCATATTGACCATGTTTATTTTCAGTCAATATTTGGACCAGGTACTCAACCTCGAAAAAGAGATTATATGTACTTTCCATTAACTAATCGAATGTACGAAATTCAAGGTTCTTATCTGTATCGTGGCTTTATGATGGAGCCCTTGTATTGGAAAATACAGTTAACTAAATTTCATCCAAACATTGATATGCTAATGAAAGCTGGCGATCGTATATTCCTAGACAATATTATTATTTCTAGTGATCAACTTTTTGGTAAACAAGCAGAGGTTCAGAAAAAAGATGCTCTTAATAAACAGCAATATAAAACAATTTCCAATCGATTTGATGAAACTCGTAGATCATTGCACCCTGACCTAATTAACCGAATTTTAGATCATACGTTTAACTATGCTCCATTAATTGAATATTACTATGATATGAGTGGTGTAAAACAGCTTATTGCAAATTATGCAATTGCAACAAACGGAGATTTGGAAGATCAATATTTAACACCAAGCGCGCCATACTCAGTTTATGCATATGAAGGCGGTACAATATATAGTGCATGGCAACGTCGCCAACTAAATACTGGCGATACAAATATTGGAGCTTCAAGCCAAGCCACAATTAAAATGGATGGGCCTAAAGATTCATATACCGCTCTTGGTAAATATGTAGTAGTTGAAGGTTATAAAAATCTTGCACTAAATCCAGCCAAGCGACAATCAATTACAGTTAGTGCAAGTGGAGCTCTTCAATTTAAACAGTCAGCCCATGCAGTTATATATAAAGCGGTTGCCTCAACTGATAATACTCCAAATATGACATTTAGTGCCTTAATTAAATTTAATAAGGGCACCCAGGATATTCGAATATTAGATGGATATGATAATTTATTAAGTAAAGGATTAAGAGTAACATGTTCACTTGTAGATAATAGCGGAATACCATATTCAACCTTCTATGTAAAAATTAATGACAGCACGTATACTTTTGTAATTGGTGATTTAGCTTATGATACATGGTATTCATTAATTGTGCCAGTATCATCACAATATGGACAATTACAACTTAATCTATATTCATTTGGTCAGGATCCAGCAAATATCAAGAATTTTAATAGTATTATTAGCCTGTATACTGGTTCAGCTAACCCTGGAAACTTTACATTTGTGACTGACCAAAATTGGGCACTACCATCTGCCAATTATTCAATTGCAAATATCCGATTGTTTAATACAATGGTTCAACCAGAAGATCATGAATTTATAGTAAGTCAATTATTCATAAGAGATGAGTCTTTACTTGAACTAATTGATAATGCCCGACCTAAATTAAACGTACCATTCATTTCAATAAATAGCTAACACACATATGTATAAAGATTTAACAAAAAGCTCACTATTTGATAACGTAAAATTAGGATTTGAATTTGAATTCTTTTCTCCAATTTTGCGTGCGGAATTAGCTGAGAAATTAACAACCATTTTAGGTAAAAAAGTAATTAGCACCAATGAATATGGTTCGGATATTCCAGTAAGCTATGATACTTTTAAAATTGAACCTGATTTTTCAGGTGGATTTAAAATGAATGAGCTAATTACTGGTGTAATGCCATATAATGAAGCTATTCATGTATTATATAAAGTTCTAAATTTCATTGACGAAAATGGATTTACTACTGAGAGAACTGGATTACACATAAACATGTCATTAAATGAATTTGATCTTGGGCTAAATGAGCGTCTGCAAAATCTAAATGTATTTAAGTATATTCTAGGCCTTAATGAAGAGAAAATATTTGGATTATGGCCATCTGCTAAATCAAGAATTCAAAAAATTTACAAAAATTCAGTTAGCAATATTTACCCTAAAACTAAATTCTTAGCTGAGACCTCAATTGACTATGCCAGACCAAATAGTCCACTTGATTTTTCATATCCTCAATCAAAGTATTTTGGTTTAAATTTTGAAAAGTTAACTGAAGGCTATTTAGAAATTAGATATGCTGGTGGAATTGACTATCAACTAAAGCGAGCAAGTGCAACTGAATTAATTAATTACATTGCAGAATCTCTATACAATACACTTCAAGTAAATCACACGTATTCAATTGATGAACAAAAGAAAGTTTATGAAGTGATGAAGCAGCAGAGAGAAAATACTTTAGCTATTAAAACATATGAAAATTTCAAAAAGAATTTTCCAGAAATAGAATTATTTATTGACTTAAGAGACGATCCACGAATTATTGAATCAAATTATCTAAATCTTCGTGAAAAACTATTTGACTTAATTACGTTTGGTAAAATCAAAAAAGGCCAAGTAAATTATGATACTCAAAATAAACGAGTTCAATTAAAAGAGTCCAAATTAGAAGAAGGCTTTGGAATTAATGGAATTGATATTATAAATTGTAAAATTGAAGCTGAAATTTCTAACTGTACGCTGTATGGTTGCAAAGTTAGATCATCACATATCACCGAATGTAGAATCCTAACCAGCAATGATATTAGATATTGTCACTTAGAGGATTGTTTATTTGAGAGAGGTTGCTATAACCGAATTGACTTAAGTTATATTAGGAGTTCTCCAGAAGCAATTATTTATGCAGACCTAAACGAGTGTATTGTTAGATCAGGAATTATTGCACTAGATTCAAAAGTTGATAATAAAACCGAAATTCTGTCAGGTAGTGCAAAAGGCAGTAAAAATCAAATAAAATAATGAATGGATCAGCGAGTTAATAAATAACTAAAATCCTTTAACCAACAATGGCAGTACAACTAAAAATCTCAAGTATTAAATCAATCAATGGTTCAAGTTTAAATACCATCATTGATTTGTCTAATTTCAACTTTAGCACAATTAAATCAGCAATTGATGAATTTTTAACCTCAATTAATTATTCTCAAGTAGATGGTGAGATTGCAGTTGATATTCAAGGAATCTCAACCAATTCAATTATTATCAGAAATGGTTTAACTGTATATGGTACTCAACAGCAAAATGGTAGCTATCCTGAAGTAATAAACATGTATCCAACTGGTGCAATCACTGCAAAGAATGTTGTAGTTGAAGATGTACTTGAAGGAAAACGACTTAGACTTAAAGTATACGGAGTACTTCCACCAACTGCTGTTCCTGGAGAAATTGTTTATATTACTGCACAGAATGAAAGAGTTGAAGGTTTTTATGGATATTTACAATCAACCGGTTGGTGTTTACTTAGCTGTGGCGGAACTGGTGGTGGTATTTGTACTGCCTCAGTTACTAGATCGGTTACCCCAAATACCATATCAGGAGATGGAGAATTACTATCACCTGGCTTATTACCAATACCTGCACCAATTCCAACAACTACGTACTTATTATTTGTTAATGGTGCTCAAATAACTATTGGAGATGGCGATACTGGTGCAAGTGCATATTTTAGTAAAGACGGTGGAACTACTGCAACTATCTATGCTCAAGTTGATGTGACTGACGAATTATATTGGAATACAACGGTTTCTGGTTATGGACTAGACAGCGAAGATTTTGTTACCTTAATGTATTCAACAATTGATGTAAATTGTGCTGGAGCAAACGGTACTATTTGTATAACGAATATTTTAACGGCTGGAAATACTGAATCAGTATTTCCACAACTTGGAGTTGATGTTATTATGGAGGATCCGGCTGCCACTAATTGCCCAATTACTGTTTGTACTTTACCAATTCCAACAATTGAACCAGAGGGAATTGATTTGCCATATGGCTATTTTTTAACTAATTCAGTTTTGGCTTTTGATATTACTACTGGCTGTTCAGGTTGTGCAATTATAGGATTTGGATTACCTCAAACAATGACTGAAACCGAATTTGATTCAATTCTAATTTTTCAAGAAATTAGTGGAGTTTATACAGATGTTACTATTTTAACTGGCCTATATGCACCAAATTATTCTACTCGTACAATTTATGCAGAGATTTGCAATTTTGGAGCATTTTATTTGATACCAGTAGACACAGCAATACCAACTACAACTACCACAACTGCTGCGCCTACCACAACTACCACAACTGCTGCGCCTACCACAACTACCACAACTGCTGCGCCTACCACAACTACCACAACTGCTGCGCCTACCACAACTACCACAA